CCACTCCGAGCCCTCCGGAGGCATGTTCGTGTCGGCGATCAGGCCAAACCACGTTGGATTGCCGTCGCCACCACTCGGATAGCGCCCGCAACGTCCGGAGAGTGGTGCGATCACTGATATATCCATCTCTATCGCTTCGGATAACCATGCCCCCGTCAGCTGCATCGACAACAAGCGTGCTTGATCCTCCTCGTTCTCCAAGGGGATAAAAATCAATTCTGATACGACATCGTGGAATTTTAGGTGGAATACGCCCTCTGAGACGCGCCACTCGCCTAATTGTCCCAGCCATTGGCGGCAGTCCTTGAGGACGGTATCCTTAAGCTGCTTCAACGTCTGCCGCACGATGGCGAAGCGCGTATGTCGGAGCCCGTCCTGCCCCGGCGACTGCTCCATCGCGCGGCGAAGCAATTCCATCACACATGCCGTCGTCTTACCAGAGCCGACTGGCCCCGCGATCATGCGCCCGAAGGCTTGCGACTTCATGAATTTCGCGCACGTCTTCGGGGGCGTGTACTTGATACTCATTTGACCTTGCCGGGGTTGATCAGGGCTACGCGCACGCGGCCGACTTCGCCTGCGTCCTCGTGGTACGTAATAGCCTGAATGCTTCGCCCGGACAAGAAGCCGCTCTCGTGGTGCCACGCGTCCTGCGGGATTGGCGCTTGGTGTATCTCGGATACCACACCCATCCCCTCGGTAGCGTATTTCGCGCTGTGGTGCAGGTGGAACGTATGCACGTAGCGGAACTTGGTCTTGCCCCAGTCCTCGGCGCAGCGGTGCGCCATGATGCCGGGCATTGCCTGCGGCTTTGCCATGTGGCCGTGGGTTGCTCCGAGCAGGACCTTCCCGAAGCGGTACCACCAGTACAGGTCCGGCGACAGGTCGACCGACACTCGCGGGTCGAGGCGGAAGTGCGCGGAGAGGAAGAAGCTTACTACCATCGAGGAGTGCGGGTCGTGATTACCTCTAAGTATGCGGACGATGACCTTGCCGTGGCGCTTGAGAGAGTCCTCTACGCAGCGGACCATCAGCTTGCACGCCACCTCGGCGATCTTGGGGTAGCGGCCGTCGACGTCCAGCGGGTTGCCGGACTTCTCCGTTCGGTTGCTGCTGTCGTCGGTGTGGAACAAGTCTCCACCGCTCAACAGCACGCAGGTTCCGGATTGCGGCGACCGGGCGATGACGTCTGCCATCGCGTTGCCGATCTCGCGCTCCGCGATCTTAATGTCCCAGTTGGAGCCCACCTCGCGCTCCCAAGCGAACATGCCTAAGTGCCAGTCGCCGCAGGGGATGACTGTCAGAAGGTCCTTATTGAGCGTGGCGGGGAACGCTACCGGCTTCGGTAGCCCGGCTTGTGGCGCGTAGTCGTCGAACGCCTCCTTGATCCACTCGGCCACCTTGAGCGGGTCAAGCTCGCCCTCCTTGGTCTTTATCCACTGCTGTTTGACGTTGCCGTCCTCGTCGAGGAGCGACGATACGCCCTTGATTACGTGACCGGCGGGCATCTCGAACTGGCCGCCCGGCTCTGGCTTCTGCGTGATGTGCTCGCGGAACAGGTCGCCGCTGTCGTCCAACGTTACGGAGGACTTCGTGATAACGAAGCCCGGCATGACTGGTGTTCGGGGGATTAGGCCGCGCTCGGCCGCGTGCTTGAGGAACCGGCTAAATGTTGGCTCTGGTATGCCGAGCCTTTTGGCCGCCCGCCGCTGGGAGCCGTGCCGCCTTATGGCGCGCTCCTCGTTCCATGTGTCAACTGCTGCCTGAAGTTCCTCTGTCGGGATCAGTCTTCCCGCCGTTGGTCCGCTGCTCATGGTCAACCTCTATTGTTAATGGTTCGTTAATCACAGGTGATATGGGGGGTACTTCTTTTATTTCAAGGGTCTTTGCCTCGTCACCTAGGTTGATTTGGATGACGAACTTCTCGTGGCTACCCTGAGCCACAGCATGCTCGCCAACCCCGGCCAACCTAGCCAGTAGCTTTCCACCCTCTATGCGCGCGGACAAAGGCGTCTCGACGTTGTTCATCTGCGCGTACAGATCGGGGAGCCAGTCTTCGAGAAGCGCCGCAGCCTCGACCTTGATGCGGTCTGGCGTGTTGATCGCGGAGTGCCATTGGGCCTTCGCGTCGGTCAGCACCTTCGAGAAAAAGGTATTCTTAATAATCTCTGCGTACATCTCATCCGTGACGCCTCGCTTGGCGAGGATCACGTCTTGAGGCTGAATGTCCATCGCGAGTTCACGAGCAAGCGCGACAAGAGCAGTACGATCAGGAAGAAGCGCGGGCGTTGTCATGCGCCTTAGGTAGCTCCGATAAGTAAAGGAATGGTTATGGCCGGACTTGGCAACGCTGGAAACATGCAGGTTATCCCGCCAGCAGCACTCGAAGCTCAACTCGGCAAGAACGCCACCATGAACGCACAAGCTGAGGACGCGGCCAACCGGCCCGCCCCCGGTCAGGACTATTCTTCGCTCGCTGGATACGTTCGCGGGCAGTACGAAATCTTCAGGAACCACCGCAACACCGTGGCAGGCTGGAGCAACCGGCTGCTCGCCGCGCTGCGCACCGTCAACGGCCAGTACGACGCGAGCGTCCTACAGGAAATCCGCAAGTTCGGCGGCTCAGAAATCTACGCTAGGGTGAGCGCGCAGAAGTGCCGCGCCGCCAGCTCGCTGCTCCGCGACGTGTATCTCGGTGCCGACCGCCCGTGGTCGCTCAAGCCGCCGGATGATCCGCAGGTGCCGCAACATATCGTCGACAGCATCAAGCAGTTGCTCGACCTAGAGGTGCAGACGCTCGCGCAGCAGGGCAAGCCGCCCAACGACGACGAGCTAGAGGACCGCCGCCTCCAGTTGATGGACGGCGCACGCGAGGCCGCGACGAAGCGCGCCGAGCAGCAGTCCGACATTGCCGAGGACAAAATCGAAACGTACATGCGTGAGGGAGGGTTCTACCATGCTCTGGCCGAATTTCTGGTCGACCTTCCGATCTTCCCTATCGCGATCATCAAAGGCCCTGTGGTCAAGGTTGTCCCGACTATTTCTTGGCCGCCCGGTGGAGGAATGCCAACTTCAACTCCCACTCCTAAGCTCCACTGGTACCGCGTTGCGCCCTTCGACATCTGGTTTACACCGGGGGTTAGCGACATTGAGAACGCGAATATCATCGAGAAACAGCGTATTACCCGCGCAGAGATCAACGACATGCTCGATTTGCCGGGGTACGATGTTCAGGCCATCCGTAACGTCCTCGAAGCCTATGGACGAGGTGGTCTATACGACAACTGGGACAGCACCGACGCCGAGCGAGCCGTTCTGGAAAGTCGAGAAAACCCCGCATGGAACCGCTCTGGCCTGATCTCCATGATGGAGTTCAACGGCAACTGTCAGGGCCGCTTACTTCAGGAGTATGGCCTCGCCGTAGAGGACGAACTGCGCGACTACCACGTTCAGGTGTGGATGATCGGCCAGTACGTCATCAAGGCGCAGCTGTCGCCCAGCCCGCGCACGCGGCACCCATACTTCATTACGTCGTTCGAGAAAGTGCCGGGAACCCCCGTGGGCAACGCGCTTATCGACATTCTCGCCGACCTCCAGAGCGTGGCGAACAGCACGCTGCGCTCGCTTGTCAACAACATGGCGATGGCCTCGGGGCCGCAGGTGGTCATCAACAAGGACCGCATGGACCCGACGGACAACGCCGAGGATATGTATCCGTGGAAGCGGTGGAACGCGGTTAGCGATCCCACTTCCAACAGCGCACAACCGCCTGTCTCCTTCTTCATGCCTGCGTCAAACGCGCAGGAATTGATGGCGGTCTTCAAGCAATTCTCGGAAATGGCAGACGACGTGTCGGCTATTCCGAAATACATGCAGGGTGGAGCCGGAAGCGGAGCCGGTCGAACAGCTTCTGGGTTGGCCATGCTTATGGGCAACGCGAGTAAACTCCTTCAGACGGTGTCGGCGAACATAGACCGCGACATACTGGAGCCCGCTCTCCTGCAACTATTTGACCTGATGCTTCTCACCGACAGCACTGGCCTCCTCACAGGCGAGGAGAAAGTCAGCGTCGAGGGCGTTCAGGTCGCAATCCAGCGCGAGACACTGCGTCAGCGCCAAATCGAGTTCTTGCAAGCAACCATGAACCCGATGGACAGCAAGATCGTCGGGATGCCCGGACGTGCTGCGGTGCTCCGGAGTGTCGCAACCACAATCGGACTTCCCGGCGAGCGCATCGTTCCGAACGACGAGACTATCGAGAAGATGCAGAAGGCGCAGGAAGCTGCCGCGCAGAGCCAGCCCATCGAGGATGCAGTCAAGAAGGGCATCCAAGCTGGCGTCACTATCGGCACGCAAGACGTCGTCAAGAGCATCGTCGAAGCGCAGGTGCCTCAGCAGGTTCAGGCGGCGGCGCAGGCCGCCTTACCTCAAGGTATTCCCCAGCCGGGGCAACCGGGACAGCCTCCGGGCAATCCCGTGCAACAGCCGGGGAGCGCGGGCACTTCGGGTCCGCCCGGTGCCCCTCCGCAAAGCGCGGAGCAGATGGGCGCTCAAGGACAGGGAATGCAGCAACCAGCGCCGAACATGGGGCCGCCTCAGGTCAACACGGTCACCAACGCGGCACCTAAAGGTGTATCGCCGGGTCCCGCCTAATGTGGGCGATCTACGTGGCCCTAGGGGGAGTAGTTGGAGTTCTCGGCACCGTCACAGCGTTCTGCGGGTTCTGCGGCGTGCATCTTCGCAGGCATTTCAAACGCCCGCGACGTTAACTAGTTCGTAATCAGGCCGGTCTATATCTGGGCGCAAGATAACACGAGCGGGCCTTAAAAGCCCTGATGGAGAGTGAAATGGCTATTCGTACATCGCGCCACCCGGATCGGCAGTCCTTCGGCACGCTGATCTACTCGATTTTGAGCGCGCTTCAGGGCACGACTGCTCTGACCGGCGCTAGCTCCTCGCCCACGGGCGGCGGAACCTACATCCTTGATCGCGCACTCGGTGTGGCAGTCACCCTGCCAGCAGCCACGGGCACTGGTCTGAAGCAGCGCTTCGTCGTGAAGACAGCGGCTTCCGGCGGGTCCTACGTGATCAGCGCAGCGGGCACGGACGTGTTCCAAGGCGGCGTCAGCGGCTTCAACTCAAGCTCTGGTGCAACCCTGACGTTCTCTGGCGCTGCGGCCTCGAACAACAACACGGTCACCCTCGACGGCACCAACGGCGCAGTCGCCGCTGGCGAGTATGTCGAGTTCACCGATGTTCGCACTGGTGTGTGGATCGTCAACGGCATGCTTGAGCATTCGGCCGGTGCGTTCTCCACGCCGTTCTCTCACGTCTAATAGCCCCTAATGGGGCGTAATGGAGGGCCACATGGCCAAGCAAAAGGAAGTCAAGGAAACCAACGTCACGTTCGCCAAAGGTGGCAACAACCATATGTTTGGCCCGCAGAAGGCCGGTCCGGAGACTCCGGGCGGCACTGCGCACAAGACGGGTGGCTCCGGTGGCGAGTTCGCGAAGGGCGGCTCTGGCAAGATGTTCGGCTTCTGCGGTTCAGAGAGCCAACAGCCCGGCCGCACGTCGGCTCGCTAACATGGCTCGCGGCATTAACGTCGCGACCAACAAGGTCAAAGTTCGGACGGCAGCGCCCGAACTCGTTAAGTCCCCGTCGGTAGCCCCGCCGGGTAAGGTTTACAATCCGGGCCACAGCAGGGCTATCCTTGACAGTGCGCCCCGGATTAAGCCAATGCAGACGCGTATCTACTCGAAGGAAGGCGAAGCCACCGGCGAGGACCCGAGCAAGTTCCAGAACTTTGGAGTGCCGAAAAATGGTATTTAAGAAGGACTTGACCCCCCTCTCCAAGCGTGGCCCGATCACGAAGCACGTCGGCAAGGGCTCAACTGAGGCCCAACTACCCCAACGCGGAGCACTTAATAACCTGACGAAGGGTTCGCCCCTCGCCAGAAGCATGAACAACTACGCCAAAGCAACGCCGGGTCCCGAAGACCAGACCCCCGGCATCATGGATATGGATCAGGATGGTATCTGAGCCGAAGCAGCTAACGGGCCTTGAACTCGCCGCCGCCAAGCTTATGCGGGCCGCACCGAGGGAATGGGACCAGTTCTACTCCGAATTAGCCCGACTTTACGACCAACTCTCTCATAACGTGGTCATGGCTGACGCGGACAAGGTCCTCGAAGCGCAAGGGCATGCCCGGCGCGTCGCGCACCTGCTGAAGACGCTTACCCGACAGTAAACCCGAAGGAGAGCCCCGTGCCCACAACTACCGAAGTCACCGCCAAATCCGCCCAGCTTGCCCCCGTAGACGAGAGCGTCGTCGTGCCGCGCCATGTGCGCGCAGCCGCCGAGAAGGCGAACGCTTACTACAAGCCGCCACCGGGCGACCCGCAAGCGGCCGCACCGGGCGCAGCACCTCCGACAGTTCCCGCAGGAGCGCCAGCGCCGCCGCCCGCCGCGCCGCCCGCAACTCCCCAGCCAGAGCCAGCGCCCCAGCAGCAGAACTGGGAGCAGGCGTACAAGTCCATGAAGGGCCGGTACGACAAGGCCGCTGGCGTCATCCAGAATCTTGAGAGCCAGATCAGCCAGAACGCTGGCGAGGTCATGGCGCTTCAGGCAGTCGTCGCCGACATGCAGCGTCAGAATCAGGAACGCGCGCCCACGAACGAGGAGCTTCGGCAGCGCGGACGGTTAATCACCCCTGAAGACGAGAAGGAATACGGGAGCGACTTTATCGACGTAGTGCGCCGCGCGGCGCGCGATATTGCCGAGCCTCAGGTGCAGGCCCTCACCAGCAAAGTAGCTGAACTTGAACTAGAATTAGGCAAGACGTCCATCCAGACGATCTATGATCGGCTCGATCAGTCCGTGCCGAACTGGCGGGACATAAACCAGCATCCCCGTTTCGTGCAGTGGCTTAAGTTGCGTGATCCGTATTCTGGTGCTATCAAGCATCAGATGCTGAGTGCAGCGTTCGAGGCAGCAGATGCCCCTCGGGTGATTGCATTCTTCAAAGGCTTCTTGTCTGACGAAGCTACTGTGAACCCAGCGGACCCACCGCCGCAGCCCGCGCCACAAGCCCGGCAACCTGCGATGAGCTTGGACTCCCTCGCTGCGCCCGGTAGAGCCAGAACGGCCCCGACTACTCCAGCGGCCGACAAGCCAGCGTTCACCGTCGCGGACATCCGTAAATTCTACGATGATGTGCGGAAGGGTTACTACGCCGGGCGCGAGCCCGACAAGGTGGCCATCGAGCACCAAATCTTCGCAGCACAGCGGGAAGGTCGCGTCAGAGGTTAACTCTGGGGGCTCTCATTGCGCATGACGCATGGACCTCCGAACATAGGAGGACTCCATGTCCTTTCCAGTCGCCACAAGCATGACGGTTCCGGCCCTTTATCCGGTAAACTCGACGGCCAACACCCTCCAGACCGATGGGTTTATCCCTGAGATTTGGTCGGGCAAGCTGGTCGAGAAGTTCTACGCGAGCACCGTTCTCGCGGCGATCTCGAACACCGACTACGAAGGCGAAATCAAAGACAAGGGCGACCGCGTCAAGATTCGCACGAAGCCGACCATCAGCATCCACACCTACGATGCAGACGGCTTGCTCGGACTTGATCGTCCGGCTGGCTCGAACGTCGAGCTGTACATCGACCAGGGCATCTACTTCTCCCTGATCCTCGATGACGTCATGGAAGTTCAGTCGGACCTGAACATCCTAAGCATGTGGAGCGACGACGCTGCACAGCAAATGAAGATCAACGTGGACACGACTGTCCTCGCTGGCATCCTCAACGGCGCAACCGCCACGTACAACCGTGGTGCAACCGCTGGCAAACTGACGGCCAACATCAACCTCGGCGTGACCTCCTCGGGTCCGTTGTCGGTTATCGGCCGCGACCCGACCTCGGCAGAAGTCGAAATCCTCGACGTCCTGCTCCGCTTCGGTCAGGTCCTCGACGAGCAGAACATTCCGGAAGTCGGCCGATGGGTCGTCCTCCCGGCGTGGGCTGGTCGCATGATCAAGCAGTCGGAATTGCGCCAGACCTACCTCTCGGGCGACGCAGTCACGATGCTCCGTAACGGCCGCCTCGGGATGGTTGATCGGTTCACGATCTACATCTCCAACCTCCTGCCGAATGGTACGGCTGGTGGTGTCGCTGCTGGTGAGTGGGTTCTGTACGCGGGCCATGCCCACGCGCTGACCTTCGCTTCCCAGATCAGCAAGGTGGAAACGCTCCGTTCCGAGCTGACCTTCGGCCAAATCCTGCGCGGATTGCAGGTGTACGGCTACAAGGTCGTCGACGGACAGGCGCTCACCCAAGCCATCGTCACACAGGGCTCGTAAGACCCCGACCGTGACGGTTTAGTGGGCGGTGGGGATGTTCGGGCACCCCACCGCCCCATTTTTTAGGGGATCGCTATGGCTCTAGCTCTCGCTACCGTTGAAGACTACGTCGCTGACGCTCGCGTCCTTCTGCAAGACGTCATCGCCCCGTACCGATACACCGATCCGGAACTGTGTACCGCGCTCAACGTCACCCTTTTGGACGTCCTACGCTTGCGCGCCGACCTCTATCTCGGCGACGGCACGACCACCGACTTCGGCGGCGTCGACGCGTTCCTAGTGTCCGACAGCACCCCGGTGGATATAGAAGCCCCCTTCCGTCTTGCCGTAGTCTTCGGTATGTGCGCCCATGCACTGGCGCGCGACCAAGAAGACGTGCAAGATCAGCGCTCACAGGCGTATATGGCGCTGTTCACCGCCAAATTGACCACGAACAAGGTGTAACCCTATGGCCTCGCAAAAAGCGGACTACAACCGCCTCCTCGGACAGGTGATAGTCGAGCTTCCCGGCGCGTCACAGGCGGGCATCAAGCAGGCTATGTTCCCGATATTCAAGGAGTTTTTCGACTTCTCGCTGGTGTGGCAGGAGACTATCTCCATCACGACAGTCGAGGCGCAGACGGATTACCCACTGGTAAGCGACCAGCCGGGCGAGTTCTGCCAGCTTATCGGCGTCACAGACGGCAACCGTAACCCGCGCCCGTGCTTCCTGCCGGGCGACCTTAGCACGCTCGTGCTGCGCGACTCGCCGAACACCGGCGAAGTCCTCACGGTCGTCGTGGCCAAGACGGTCGGCTCCCCCATCGACAAGAACGCCTTCCCCGAAATCCCCGACTGGCTGCTGGCCAAATGGGGCGACGGCATATTCGAGGGCGTCCTCGGGCGGCTACAGTTGCAGCCCAACAAGCCATACACCGACAACACGATGGCCATGTTCCATCTGAAGCGGTTCCGCAGCGCCATGCAGCAGGCGCGCACGGCCGCTCTACACCTGAACACCTACGGTACTAACGCGTGGCGGTTCCCGCGTGGCTTCTCGACCAGCACCCAACGTAGCGGGGTTGGAACCACTGGCACGAGCTTCAACTCATGAGCACCTCTTACTCCACGGTAACGGCGACCGCGCGCCTCAACGCGGTCATCGACAAGATCGACGCCGGGGGCTCCGGCGCGCACGGCTCGCTGATACTCGGTACGTCAGCGCTGTCCGGCATTACCGGCATCCTCGCGTCCATTCCTCTCGACTTTCCGTCGGCCACGGTTACCGGCCGCGTGTTGACCTTCGCTGGCGTGCCGATCGACACCACGGCGTCAGCCAACGGGGTCGCGGCTAAAGCTGAGATACGCGACGGGCTCTCGGGCAACACAATCGTGAGCGGCCTGACTATCGGCCTGACAGGCTCCGGCGCAAACATCATCATGGACACCACGGCTATTACGACCAGCCGTCCTATCCGGTTGGTAAGCGCGACGATCACCCACCCGTAAGGAGGGGCCATGACCGTTGGCGTGAAGATCGTCCAATATCCGATTGGAACGGCTGTCATTACGGAGGACCTTCAGGGGTACACTCCGAAGGCGGTGCTGTTCCTAGCGAGCTACGCGGACGCGGCCGGGGGCACGCGAAGCTTCGGGGCTAGCGACGGAACGAGCCAGTGGTCCTGCTCTGACTGGCGGCGGGCCAGTCTTATATCACGATTTAGTGCAGACGGCGGCCGGTTCGGCGGTGCGACGCGAACGGATAGATGCCTCGCGTTGCTTGGTATCACTGGCACAACCACCCGTGTTGTCGGGCTCGACACATCCTGCCACGTCACCTCTTTCGCCTCGAACAAGATCAACCTGACTTGGGACGGCCTTGGCACGGCGGGCGGCGGCGCGGACGGCAGCGGGAACATATTCGCCACCGTTGGCGGGACTACCGTGGCCGTCAACCAGTTCACGATGGTCATATTCTACGGCCCCATGTTCACAGCTAAAGCAGGTGTCTGCGGCGCGTCGTCTGCCGACGACAGCGCCAAGATCACGACCACGTTCGACCCCGGCTGCGTTATCATGTCCGACTATTCTCGCGGCAACGTCCCGCAGGCGTTCGCTACGGCCGCCCCTAGCCAAGACACCGGCATCTTCGCGACCCTCAATTTCGGCTGGGCCACCTTCCCCGAGCCCGCGTTTGACCCGGCCACGGGCGCGGCGGGCACCACAAACACAACGCGCTTCGGGCAGCAGACTGTAGGGTCGGAGACGCTAGCGGGCGCTGGCCTTTCGTGCATCCAAGGGTATTTCACGCACAATGTGCCGTATGGGAACACCAACAGCGCCACTATTAAGCACTTCAGCGACGGCTTTTGTGTGAAGCTCGTCACCGGGTCTTCTAGCAACACCAACGGGTATTTGGCCCTAAATTGGGACTCCGGGCGCTTCGTCTCTGGCTTCATGCCGATACCGAGCGGCTCAAGCGGTGGCTCCTTCGGGCAGTGGGGCGGAACGTTCAACTCGTCGCACGTAGACACCAATCCGTCCGGCCACGCGCACCCGAGCTTCCTGTTACTTCAGGGTATAGACAGCACTACCAGCGGCAGTTTTGACACGAACCCGCAGTCTTGGGCCGTGGCGGCCATAGACCCGTCTACGGTTGGTGGCTGGACGTATTCCGGCACGCCGGATGGCAACCCGTCTCTGCCTCTGGCCACGGCGACAATCGCCACGGCGATCCGCCTGTCGGCGCACTACACCCTGCTCGACAGCGACGGCGTGACTGTCAACACGCAGATGGACGTGACGTCGTGGGATGGCGACGGCATCACTGTGAGCTTCCTGACCCACCCGCCGCGCAACCAGTCGTGGCCCTATCTGGCGCTGGCCAATGACGTTGGGGTCCTGAATAACACTGCCGCCATGACCGACGTGGAGGCCCCGGACGTGTTTGAGGGCTCGGCGTTCGCCGACTTCGCTGGCATATCGTTCGCCGTCACTGAGCTGCCGGACATATTCGGTGGGTCCACGGTAATTACAGACGACGTGACTATGACCTCGCTGGAGGAGCCAGACGTGTTCGCCAGCGGCGGCTACGGGCACGGCGTGTCCAGCCCCGAGATTGGGGAGTACATTTACGTTCCGTTCGAGAATCAGGTGTACAAGCCGTTCTGGGATCAGGATTTACCGATCCTTAGGACAAACGATGCAGAACTGACGGTGAATAGCGAGGACCGTTCGGTGACTGTCCCGGCAGACATCAAGCTGATATACGTTCCGCCAGTCGAATCTGGCTCATGGTTCTGAGGGCTTCCAAATGACCGTTCAATGGTCCACCACACTCCGCAACGCACTGCTCGACCAGATCGCCACGACGATTGGCACAAGCGCCAAGATCATGGTCTATACCGGCTCACAGCCCGCCAACGTCGCGGCTTCCGAAGCAGGCACGTTGCTGGTCGAGTTCGATCTCGCGTCGACCTATTCCGACGCAGCGTCGAGCGGCACCAAGAACATATGTAAGACGGCATCTCTGCCCGTCTCCGCGACAGCGGGAGCCAGCGGCACCGCTGCGCACTACCGCATGTACGCATCCGACGGCACTACTTGCCACGAACAAGGTTCGATCACGGCGACCGGCGGCGGCGGGGACTTCACCATCGACAACACCACAATCGTTTCGGGTCAGACCGTGCAAATCACGGGGTTCACGAAGACAGCGCCGGGTGTGTGATGTTGTTCCTTTTCCTCAATAGTATTTGGCTGCTGGAGCACTCATGTACCGCGCTACCAACCTTAACCGCCTAGAGACTTGGCTCGGCAAAGACAAAGTCGAACATCTATCCAAGTCCATGAACGGCTGGTACGGCCCCGAAATCCATGTCTTTGGCGTTCCCGGCAATGTGCGCGTAACGCCGGATGGCGACTTCGTTGGCGAGTGCCGCGAGGGCTACTACTACACATTCATGGACAGGGCTCGCGACGTGGTGCAGCGCCTTGGGCGCGCATCGCGTATCGCGTCAGGTGACCACCGGACGCGTCTACAAGTAGGGTTCGCGTCCCTTTCCGACCTGATCAATGCTGCCACCGTCAACCAGTACCGCAACGAGATGACGTTCCAGAAACTCGGCGTCACTGGCGTCGCCAACGCGACCAATACTCTGTGGTACGAAGGCAACTTGCCGCAGGCTGGAGGCAACGCTTCGGCGGCTGCCGCCGGGCGCGCATGCACGTCTAGCACCACCGGCGCTATGAACTCGCTGGTCAACGGGACCACATACGCGGCTAGCCTGCATCTGAACCTCGTCAGCGCCAACGCTTTTGCTTCCGTTATATCAAACACGCTACTGCTGTACGACCGCCTGTTCGACGTACTCAAGACCATGTCTTCGTCTGCTACCGAGGCTGTATCCGGCGTGCCGACACGCTACCAGTCGCAGACTAGCACGGACCCCGACTATATTGGCGGCAACTTCCTGTTCGTAGAGTGCGGAGCCGTGTTGTCCGGCACGTCGCACAACTGGACCACATGTCTTTACAACGACCAAGGCGGTTCAAGCTCAACACTGCCGTCACTGACAGGCAACTCGGCCAACATAGCCAAGCGCATTGATCACCCAGTCAACCAGTGGTTCGCGCCTCTTGAAGCTGGTGACGTTGGCATCAAGGCGCTGACGCAGATGCAGTGCTCGTCCAACGCGCTAACCGGCACCATCAACTTCGTTATCGGGCACCCATTGGCGTTCATGCCATTCCCCATCGCGCTTCAGTTTCAGGCGTTTGACTATATAAACACGATGTTTAGCATGCCTCGCATCTTTGACAGCGCGTGCCTCGCTTTTCTTGAGGTAACGAAGCCGACCACTACCGCATGTACCTACGCCGGTAACCTTATCGCATTGGCGGGGTGAGCCATGCGCAGCGTAAACCCACATCGTCTGGAACGGTTTCTGGGCCAGAAGGCATTCGATGAGCTAGTCTTCAACATGAAGGACTGGTACGGCGGCCCCGTAGCTTTGGCTGGCGTACCCGGCGAGGTGTATGCGACCAAAGACGACTTCGTAGGGCACTGCCAAGCAGGCGAGTTCGCCAGCGTGCATGATCGCCTTCGCGACTTGGTAAAGCGGCTCAATCGTAGGATACGCATCAGCTCCAACGGTGTGCAGTTCAACGCAGGGTTCGCTACCCTTACTGCGCTGCGACAGGCCGGGTACAACGGCCCCATGCGCGTATTGCCGTTTGTGTTCGTCGCGCAAGCCACAGGAGCAAAACCGTCGTCGTTCTGGAAGACCGGCGGCGGTGTACCGATCTCCGGTTCCGACGCTTCGGCTGCTGCTGCCGGGCGCAATCCCGTCGGCGGAACTGACGGCGGGCACTATTTGCCGAACGCTCCTACAGGCATGCGGTCGTTTTTTGGCGGCGGCCTGTTCCAGCCAAGCTATTCTGCTCTTATAGCTCCCGGCGAGTGCATTTTGATGTACGACCGCCTGTTCGACGTGGCGAAGACCATGTCTAGCAGCGCCACAGAAGCGGTTACCGGCACGCTGTCGCGGTACACCTCGACCACGACCACCGACCCTGCCTCTTGCGTTGGCAATTTTTGTTTCCCCGAGTGTACGGCCTCGCTCGGGGCCACCAACCATAACTGGACTGTTTGCCAGTACACACCGCAATCCGGCACTGGCACGTCGTCGTTTGCGTCAGCCGCAGGCTTCAACGGCGGCGTAACGGGCGTAATCGACGTACCAAACGGCCAGTGGTTCCTTTTCCCTGCTGCCGGTGACACCGGCATGACCGCTCTCACGCAGATGCAGTGCTCGGCGGTAGTGACGGGCACAATTAACTTCGTCGTTGGGCATCCCATTGCGTGGATACCCACCCTGCCCACAGCGGCGATGCACGACATTGGAGGTGTAACGTCGGCGTTCAACATGACCCGCATATTTGACGGCGCGTGCCTAAGCTACATCATACCAACCAGCGGCGGCACCACGGTCAACCTAGGTGGCATGGGATATGTCAACGTAATTTGCGGGTGACCCTATGGCCGTCCGTTCAGTTAATTCGGGTCTAGAGCAGTTCGGGTTCGCCCAAGACTTCTGGGCTCCCGGCGTTGAAGACCTCCAGAACCTGCGCCTTGAGAATCTGTCGCTGATCACTGCGGCGCAGACTATCCCGGCGTTCACGCAGACCGCCACGCTCAAGAACATAGAGAAGGCTACTGCGGCGCAGACGATACCTGCGTTCACGCAGACCGCCACGCTAAAGAACATCGAGAAGCTAGCAGCGGCGCAGACGATCCCGGTCTTCACACAGACCGCGACGATGGTCGAATTTCATACGATGGCGGCGGCGCAGACTGTCCCGGTCTTCACGCAGACCAGCACGCTTATACATGCCGTTGACGGAATACTGGGCGCGCAGACTATCCCGGTCTTCACACAGACCGCGACGTTAAAGGGCGGCGACCCGAAGCTAGCTGGCGCGCAGACGGTGCCCGCGTTCACGCAGACCGCCACGCTCGGGATAAAGGATCACCTGACGGCCGCGCAGACGGTGCCCGCGTTCACGCAGTCGGCTACGCTCGGTAACGTGGATAAGCTGACGGCGGCGCAGACGATACCCGACTTCACGCAGTCTGCTGTCTTAGCGTTCCCGCGACAGGCGGTAGCGGCCCAGACAATACCAGACTTCACTCAGAGCGGGTTGCTGGTACACGTCAAACACTTAACCGCTTCACAGACTATTAACGACTTTACGACTAACTCTGTCCTTGCGCACCTTCGGCAAATGGAGGCGGCGCAGACGGTCCCGGTCTTCATCCAAGCGGCAACCCTACACAGGCCGCACATTGGTCGGGGAGTTCAGACGGACGGCGACATACACGAGCCGGGTAGAAACAGACGGGTGCGGTGATGCTGTTAGCAAAGAAGTCGATCTCTCCGGGTGACGTGAAGCGGTACACCGTCGACTACAGCGACTGGTTGGACGACGGCGAAACCGTGTCGTCCGTGGCCCTCACCATCACCTACGAGAGCGGGAGCGGCGACGCCAGCATCTCCAGCCACAGCACGACGTCCTCGCAAGTGATCTTCTTCATTACGGCCGGTACGACCGTGGCAGGTACCGTGCTTGACGTGAATATCGCCATGACTTCCTCGGTCGGTCAGGTAAAGAACGACCACGTAGAGTTCGTCCTATTCGCCCCATAAGGAGCCCGATATGGCCTTCCACATATTCAACTCGGTACTGACGATCTTCAGCCTTGCGATTGCGGGCTTCTTCGTATTCGACATGATCGTGACCTTCTTCAAGGCGCGAAAGGACCCGGCGTGGCCCGGTCTTGGCTTCTGGGGTAAGGCGCGCATGCTCGCATGGGGCAGCGCCGTCATGCTCTGGTCGAACGCCCTTATCATAGCCAGCGCCCTTACCAGCGGCCTAGTTTGGCTGGCTGGCGCAATCGGCGACCCGCAGGTTAGCGCTCTCATTCAGCAGTATCTGTCCCCCAACGTGGTGGCTGCGCTGCTGATCGGCGCGTCACTAATCACGATGGCGTATCGCGGGCGGACCCTCTGATGGGGTTCCTCCTCGGCTTACTTGGAGGTATTACGCCTCTGCTGAACTTCTTCACCGGCTGGATCAACAAAATCCAAGACGCGAAGGTCAGCATCTACATGGCGCGCACCGGCGCTACCAAGGAGGTGGCGGTCGCCGCCATCAACGCGCAGGCCGTCCTAGCCCACGAGGGCACCGCCAAGCTGGCGGTCGTCGCGGGCAGCAAGTACCTCGCGGCCATGCTGTTCATCTTCGCCCTGCCCCTTGCCGTCTACTACACCAAGGGCGTCCTGTTCGATAACATCTGGTGCCCGTGGTGGTACGGATACACATGCACCACCCCAGCCATCCACGGCCAGCTGGCCGACTGGATGAACATGATAATGGTCTTCGTCTTCGGGACCCCCTCAATCATGGGGATCGCGAACATGGCCCTCAACACGATCCAAAAGAGCAAAGCATGATCATTTGTGTCGACACCAAGGCGATGCGCCGCAATGAGCCGTGCATCGAGTTGTGGTACGAGGGGCTCGACGAGCCGCACGTCCATAAGGAAGTCATACTTCGCGGTGAGATCACGGTCGTCGCCGGGGAGAGCCCTATTTCTAAATCGGGCGCAAAAGTGGTAATCAAGTGCGAGGATGACGACGTGGAGGTCGTTAGGTGAGCCGTAACTCGTTCCGCAGTACTGTCTACCCCCACCGGCTAGGTAGCGGTCAAGTTACCGGAGGTGGGTCTAGTAGCGCCGATGGTGGCGCGCAGGTGGCGGCCCGAGCCGCCTTATCAGGAGCTAAAAATGGCCAGAATCAAAGCGCTGGAAGCAGCCGACAAGCCGGTGGCGAAGCCCTCGGAACCAATCGTGGCAGCGCCCACGCCGGAACCGACGACACCCCCCGAAAGCGTTTCCGCCCCAATCGACGATTTTATTAAGATCGCGGAGCCCCCGGCACCGCGCGTCACCCTGTTGCCGCACACGGAGCCGTTCGAGCCCGCGCCGCAGAGGGAAGTCACCGGGCACCGCCTGCGCGTGCAGGATGGCAAGCTGGTGAACGAGCTGTCGCTGGCTCCGGAGCCGCGCCCCGCGCCGCCCCTTACCGAGCGAATGCAGTCGAAGCTGGAGGCCGAGCAAGCCGCTGGCCGTGCGGCACTCGCCAAGCACGCCGCCCGCGCCGAGCACTATCGGCCGCCCCCGGCCAAGGTCGACATGACGCCTGTGTATAGGCCGACCGAGCACTTCGTCGCGCAGAAGGACCCTGTCACTGGCGCGACTATCCGCTTCGCCCCGCCCCCGAGGAACCCCAACAACAAACCCAATGCGGAGTAATCGGTGTCGGTCTTCAAGCTGGACAAGTTCGGGGGGATGCAGCCCTCACTCGATGACAGGCTGCTCCCCGATAGCGCCGCGTCCTACTCCCGCGACGCATTCCTCTATGACGGTACGCTAACTGGTTGGCGGGCACCGAAGGACCTCTTTAACCTTGTAAGCCCTACGACTATGATGGCGTACCGTATACCGCAGAACCTCGCGAGCGACGCGATGACTGCGGCCAGCTACTGGCTAGAGTTCGCAGATGCCGACACCAACGTTATCCGTGGCCCGGTCGTGGATGACACGTTTGGGCGCTACTATTTCGCTAGCCCTAGTGTCCAGCCGTCGTACAATACTACGGCTCGCATCGCCGCGTCGAGCCCGGCTTTCCTCTTGGGAGTTCCGCGACCAGCATCTGCGCCGAGCGTATCGCCTGCTGGAGGAGGCTTCGGTCTGCCAGACACACGCTCTTACGTATACACTTATGTCACTGCGTACGGTGAAGAAGGTCCCCCTTCAGCTGCATTGGTCCAAAATGGATACACTGACGATACGTGGACCATTGGGCTCACAGCCCCTGATTCTGCGGACCAAGGTACAGATAGAAATATCTCCGTCACGCGCATTTATCGTACCGTCGTCTCTACGGCGGGCGTGGCGACGTATTTCTTGGTGGCGGAAGTCTCCGCTCCCACTGTCACCTACGACGACATTATTTCGGATGCGATCATCGCCCTCAACAACCAGCTAGAGAGCGCAGAATGGACCGGACCGCCGACGGACTTACAGGGTTTTGTTCAAGCACCCAATGGGATGATTGTGGGTTTCCGAACGAACGAGATTTGGTTCTGCGAACCGTTCCGACCACATGCGTGGCCGGGGAAATACGTGCTGACTACCGAGTTCCCTATTGTGGGACTGGGAGTGTGTGGGCAGACGATTGTAGTGGCTACGGACGGCAACCCAGTTATCGTGCAGGGGATAAGCCCGGACAGCGCCACACAAACTTCTGTGAAGACCGCGCTACCCTGCACTTCTCGTGGCTCTATAGTTAGCACGCCAGCTGGCGTGTACTACCACAGCCCGATGGGGCTTGTGTTCATCGACCCGAGCGGTGCGGTCATGAACAAGACAAAGGACTGGATACAGCGCGACAAGTGGGCGCAGCTTACTCCCCCGGTAAGCACTCGCGCTGCCACCATCGACAACATTTACTTCGCGTTCGGTACCGTGTACCTGAACCCCGACACTCTATTGATGGATGCGACCTATGCCAGCGCCGGATTCACCGTCGACAGCGACACCCAGTTTCCGCAGGCTGGCTTTGGCCTCCTCACTGCCCCCAATGGCGCACTCTCGATTGACAATGTGCTCACCGATCCTTGGACCGGAACGGTCTACCTCATCCAAAATCAGAAAGTTGTTTTCTATGATTTTTACGACTCGGCCCCCACTCTCCAGCCGTTCAAATGGCGTTCTCGCATCTATCAGCAAACGAGCAAGAAGAACTTTGAAGTTATGCGCATTTGGTTCGATATTCCTTCTGGCACTGCTGCCCAGAACGATCCGCGCGACACAACCGCATCACAACCAACTTTCCCGCACACCCCCGGTCAGTACGGGATTGTCCGAGTGTATGGAGATGGAGCTGTATTCACGACACGCGAAATTCGTAACAATGGGGAGCTACTACGGATTCTCTCTGGACAGAAATACGAGTTCTGGCAGTGGGAGTTCGAGGGCGTAGTGAAGATCAGCAACATGCAGACCGCCACGTCGGTCAAAGAACTGATGACGGTGTAACATGGCCACTAACCAGAAGGCGACGTACCCCGCCATCCCGCAGCCGTTCCTGAACAACCCGACGTCCGTGTGGGCGGCCGTGGTGGCGCTCAAGGCGGCGTTCGAGATATTGATCGGGCTGCGCGGCTCTGGCGCGGCTCTGTTCTCGACCACATCCACCGGCACCAGCACTACATCTACCAGCGGCCTGACGCAGTCTCAGGTTCTAGCTCGCGTCTCGCTGGGGGTGTAATATGATCCTAGACACAGTCACCAAAAGCGCGGAGATCAAGCTTGGCGAGGCAACCATCACCACCGAGTGCGACATCACCGCTGATTATGTCGATATTACGGAGTCAACGTTCTCTCCTGCTTCTAATGACACAGTTACCTCCGGAACTACTGCCGTTACTGCGGTTGCAGCTGCTGGGATTGGCGTTGTCCGACAGGTCAAAGAGATACTTGTCAACAACCGGGACACGGTCGCGCACAACATCATCCTCCAGCTCAACAACGGCGGGACCGTCCGGCGCAAGCTCCTCAAGTCCGTCGCGGCCAACGCGTCGTTCATATACCGACCGGATGCACTCCAAGGCCCAGACGGGACCGCTGGAATTGACGGTGCGCCGGGTGCTCCAGCCGGGGCCGCCGGAACCCCCGCAGACTTCGGGTTCTACTTCGAGGGTAACGTCGGCACGTCGCAGCAAATAATGTACATGGTGCAGACGCGCGCCATTGACTTACCGATCAACTTGTCCGGCAGCCAGTTCTCGTGCAAAATCGCGCCAACCGCCGACTACACGGTCACGTTCTACCAGAACGGAGCTAGCATTGGCTCGGTCAAGTTCACGGCGTCGACAGGCGTGCCGGTCATCACGTTCTCTGCCGGTATCGGCCTAAGCCCCGGAGACACGTTCGAGCTGCGCGGGCAGACGTCTGCTGACGCTACGATTAAAGACATATCGTTCGGCTTCTTGGCCACATTCGCGTGAGGATAAAATGACTTGCCTGTTCATCGAAGGGTTCGACAAGTATGGCTCGCCGTCCGTCGTCAACACGCGACTTCAGACGCTTATGTCTGGCGAGTGGACTACTACGACTGGCGCTAACGCCATTGTTGCTTCTCTCAGCACCTACGGTCAATCGCTACAGCTTGCCGGAAACGCCTTCATAGCCAGATCAGTAGGAAACCAGTCGCGCCTCATCACTGGGTTCCGGTTCTCTTGGACAGGTAGTGTGCTGTATCTTACGTACTTTGACACGTCTACGGCGCAAGTTACTGTCCTTATTAACTCCGTGGGGCTTATCGAGGTGCGATCTGGCAACAATGCCGGAACTCTGCGAGGCACTTCTGTTGTCGGTGTGTCTACAAACGCCACGCATTACCTAGAGTTCACCTCGAACTTCGACAACTCAGGAAGCTACAACGTCTATTTGGACGGCGTTAGCGTACTATCCGGCACCGCCGACACGCTCCAATCCGCGAACGCTACCGCCAACTCGGTTGTGTTCGGCGCGAGCGGGGCTGTGAACCCCTCTATAGACGACATATACGTATTCAACGATAGCGGCTCTACCTGCAACGCAGCGCTGAACACCAACCCGATCGTTGACACGCAGCTTCCCAACAGCGACAGCTCGGTGGCGTTCACGGCTACTGCGTCTTTTCTTGGTGCTGCGGAGTCCCAAACGAACAGCACGACCACGCCCGGCGCGAACAAGCTGTATTTGCGCACCAGCACGCCCGGCGCGAACATGACTTTGCAGAAGGTCACCATCCTACCCTCGACTACCAGCGCCGGAGCCAAGTTCAAGGCGGTGCTGTATAGTGACAGCGCGGGCGCTCCCAACACCCTTATCGCCACTGGCACCGAAGTCGTGGGTGCTACAGCTGCCACATATTTGGACCTGCCGTTCTCGTCAGGGCAGGCTCTAACCAGCGGCACTCCGTACTGGTTTGGGTTCATAACAGACACGGCCGTGTCGTTGCATCAAAGTACGACAGGTACTACGCGCGACATAGCCAGCAACACGTATGGGTCCGGAGCGCCTAGCCCGGCACCGGCCATGACCGGCAACCAAGCAAACGGTCTGATATACGGACAATGCAGCAGCCCGGCCGCCAACTGGGTTTGCGTGGACCAGAACCCACCGGGTCCCGTCGATCAGACTTACGTCTCCAGCAGCAACGTTAGCGACGAGGACCTTTACGGGTTCCCCAACCTGAACATCTCGGCCTCAAACGTGTACATCGTTGCGGTCAAGTTCTACGGCAAGGACAGCGACAGCGGCGCTCGCACGGTAACGTCGCAGGCCAAGTCCAGCGGCACCGACGGGGCTTCAAGCTCATACACGCCGTCCACGTCCTATGGATGGAACTCCGGGTACTACGAGCTTGACCCGCATACGTCGGCCGCGTGGCTTAGTTCGGCGGTGAATAGCGCCACCTTTGGGTATAAGATAGCGTCATGACAACGTCCGTAGTCGTATCCGAGGTAGTGCGGGAGACTCTGTGCGACGGTACGCCGATTACGAGTGTGACCGAGTTGGTGCGCGAGACGCTGTGTTCTGGCGTCAAGCTGCTAAGTATAAGCTTGGTGGTAAGGGAGGTGCTTCGTAACCCGACACGAAGTCAGGCCATATCGTGGCGAATACGCTGGTAATTCGTTAACCGTTTTGGCGTAGTGCTAACGGTTCAATCGGGGAAGCCCTATGCCGACACCTATTGGTGACAATTCATCCGTCAGCCTCGGCCAGTCTAGCAGCACGAGTTTCGTACCTGATTACGAGCCTCAACTGGCGTTTTTGCAGGAATTTGGCAACGAAGCCAACCAACTTGGCGCGAACCAGTACGCATGGGCGCAGAACCAGTTCGGCGCGGATAGCCAGCTGACTGGCTATAACGTTGGCCAGTACGAGGGCGGCAGCGGCCTTATGGCCAATCAGGCTGGCCGGGACGCGCAGACGTACAACGCCTACAACCCCCGAGTCCTCGGGAACATCATCAATACCGCGAACTCGTATTCCAGCCCGAACCGGGTTGCCCAAGAGATGGGGCAAGCAGAGGCGGGTACTGCGCAGTCGATGGACGCGCAGCGCAAGAACCTCGAACAGAACCTCCAGAGCTACGGCATCGACCCGAGCGCGGGCCGTTTCGCTGGCATCGAGGCCAATATGGCCACGCAGGCTGGCGCGGGCGAGGCAGCGGCTGGTGTCACGGCTCGACAGAACACGCAGGCTACCGGCCGCGCGCTCATGCAGCAGGCGGAACAGGACCTCGGCACTCTGCCGGGTCAGGCCGCCTCCGAGCAGAACGTCGCCTATCAGGGCACGACCGGCGCGGAGAACGCGGCCCTCGGAAACACCTCCGCTGGCGCGCTCACCCTCGGAACGACCAAGGACTACCTCAACACGGGCGTAAATGACGTGAAGTTCCAGCCGCTTGGCACCCTAAGCGAGAGCGGCAACGTCTCCGAAACCAACCAAGCTGGCACGTTCGACTCCGAAAGGGCGCTCCCTTCCCCCGGCCCAACCCCGGAAGTTCCGTCCACCGTAAACCCGTACTCTGGGTATAGTGGAGGGGTGACGTCTGGCAGCACTAGCGGCAGCACTAGCGGCAACGGGATGGGCGGCTGGGGCGGCGGCGGCATAGCAGGCACGTCTTCAACCAACGGCATGGGTGGGTCGACGTCTCCGTCCTCAACCAACTATTTCGCGAAGGGCGGCTACGTGCCCCCCGGCGATAGCCCCAGCAACGGAGCCAAGGTAGACGACATTCCGGCCCGCCTGAACGCTGGCGAGTTCGTCATTCCGCGCGACGTGGTCGAGTGGTACGGCCACGCCAAGTTCCAAAAAGACATTCAGATGGCGCGCAAGGGGCGGCAGGACCCCAACAACTCTCACCCGACGATAAAAGGCGGCATCCCGATGCACTTCTACGGAGGTGCCGTGCAGTCGTTCGCGGACGGCGGTGCCCCCGCTACTGACCCGACGGCTCCCGCGCCCGCCCCGGCTCCTGCACCCGCGCCAACAAGCGGCATACCGCCCGACAGCACTTCAGCGCCCGCGCCCGCCCCGTGGAACGCAAACCCCGGTGCAGGCTCGCAGCAGCCCGGCCTAGCCACTAACGCCTCTCAAGCGGATTGGATGTCCAATGCCATGTCGATGGCCGGTCGCGACCAAACAGGCGGTAGCTACTTCCAGCCGCAGAACATCCCTGCGTACCAGCCGTGGAACGGCGCAGGCGGCGTCACCGGCATCAATCAGGGAGGCTTCACGGGCGGCACTACGGGCGGCACTACGGGCGGCACAACTGGTGGAACTACAGGCGGCACTACGGGCGGCACTACGGGCGGCACGACTGGCGGAACTACGGGTGGCACGACTGGCGGGACGACTCCGATCGGCGGCACTAGCACTACGGGTGGCCAAATCCCGCAGATAGGTAGCAGCAGCGGCGCTGGCTCAGTAGGTGGCGTGTCGGCGGCCGACTTCATGAACCTGACGGACGGCTCCACGCTGAACTGGAATAAGATTGACGGCCATGCGCTAACGCCAGCCGAAAATGCGAAGCTTGTGTCGCTTTGGCAGCCGGGTTATCCGGTTCCCCCAGCGTACAACCTAGTCTATAGCGGCGGCATGTACAGCACGCCGCACATACAGCTATCAACCGCCATTGACCTATATGGCGGCACTAGCAGCAACTCGTTCTAAGAGGACACCATGAAGGGTTCCCCGCTCGCCTCGCTCGCCAGCTCGTTACTCTCAGGTAACGACATGAAGGCGTTCAAGCAGACGCAGATGCCTGATATGCCGACCGGCACCACGTCGTCCGGCAGCGATTCCGTGGCCGCGTCGCCGCTATCAGCACAGCAGCAGGGGCAGGGGCAGCAACAGGATGTGGCCCCGCCGCCAGCGCCAGACCAAGGCTCAGGCGATACTGCCGATACATCGAGGATGGTTTACTCTGCTCCGCGCGGCCCTGATCAGAACCAGATAATCAGGGACCAGACAGCTATCGACCAGCAGACGACGTCCAACGCCGACCCGAATAACCAGTACGCGGACCCCTACAGCAATCCGGGCGACAGCGGCGGTGGCGGCGACGTTATCTCAAGCTCCGATACGTCAAGCTCTAGCGGCTACGCAGCCGGAGGCGTCGTTAAGGCGATCCCAGACAGGTCTGGCCGCAGCAAGCCAAAGAAGAAGGTCAAGAAGTACGCCGACGGCGGGCCGGTCAGCGATGACGACACGCCCGATCCCGCCACGATGGGTATGGTCAGCAAAGCAACGGGGTACGACTCTGACAAGATCGACCCGTCCTTGGTAGCCACCAAGGGCGAAGTGGATAGCGCATACAAAAACCCCGACTCCAAGTACGGCAAAACCCCGCGCGAGCAGGCGCAGTTCGGACACGCCGCAAAGGATGCCTATAAGGCGACCGGCGGTATGAAGATGGACACCGACAAGTTCATGGATACCACTCGTCCGTCCGAAAACGTGCAGTACGCTGGCGACAGCGCGCCGTGGTGGACCAAGACACAGGACGCCGCTCGCCACTTTCAAGGTGGCATGCGCGAAGGAATGAACCAGCTAGGTGTTCCTGTATTTGGTACACGCGCGAAAGGAACTGCCGAGGGCAGCAAGATGTCCAAGGACGCTGGCCTTGATGACGTTCCCGGCTACGCGGCCGGTGGCACCGTTCGTCCGTCACTACCTGCTCAAGCAGCGCCCCGTGCCGCCCAAGCTATTGGCGCGAGTCGTCCATCTATGCCCGCGCAAGCCGCGCCTCGCCCTATGGGCATTCCAACACAGGCAACGCAGCGCCCGTCTATGCCCGCGCAAGCAGCGCCAATGCCCTCGCAGGCTAAAGTTCCCGGCTACGCGGGCGGCGGTGTTGTTGCTCCGTCTGTTGCGCAAATCGGTGCTCGCGGTAGCGCTGGCGGCGGCACCAACAACGCTGGATCGGCCAAAGGCTTGAGCGCCTACTACTGGGGCGGCGGCGGGCACGGCGCAAGCGGCTTCCCCGGCGGCGGCGGCGGGATTAAAGGCGGCGGAATTGTTGGCTCGGACCCGTCAGCTCAAGACCACGAAATGCGCATGCAGAGCTTGAAGAACCAGAGCGCCGAGACTATTGCTGGCTGGGGCGCGCAAGCGGCCATGTACGGCGCGGACTCCTCGGCGGCGGCGCAGGTTGATGCTGCGCGCATACACGAGGACGGCCAGAACCTTCGCCAGATGCAGCAGCAGTCCTTCGATAAATGGGATCGCGGCGGCGCTGGATACGCCCAAGACAACGCGCGAGCTATGGCCCAAGACAGCAACACCGCGTCTTTGCAGCGCCAGCAACTCTCTAACGATGGCGCGGAAAACACCCAGATGTTACGCAACAGCGGGAAAACCTCAGACGCAGGCGGCGATGCTAGCGCCAGCGGCACGCAGATGGCTTCCATAGGTACCGAACCACATACTGGTGACGCTGGCGGCCCGTCGATAGCTGACGACCAGATGCACCGGCGGACACTGGCCGGTGGTGGCGGCGGTGACACGCTTGCTGACGGCGGCGGCGGCCCCACGCTTGCTGACGGCGGCGGCGCAGCCCCGATGGCTGAGGCGGCTAGCGGCGGCCCGATCCCGGCAATACAGAAGTTCGCAGACGGCGGCGAAGTGGAATCTCCTGATGCTCCCGCTCCGCAGCAGCCGAACGCGCCCGCCCCAGATACTCAGCAGGGCGACGAGCGCAATGGCCCGCCGCAGTTCCTCGACAAGGCGAAGATGTACGCGCAGGAGGGGCTCTACGAGGGCCATCGACGCCTTATGCAGGGTCCCATTCCGACCGAGGACCCCGAAGTTCGCAAGCAGAAGGTCATGAGCCATCTTAGCCGCAACAACGCCGACCCCTTCCTCGGGGCGTCGCTTGAGGCAATTCGCCTGCAAAACGAAAAGGACGGCAACAATCAGCCGTACTGGGCGAACGTCGATCAGGCTATGACTATGGTTGGTGACGCCACACAGAAGACCAAGTTCAGCCCTGAGCACCACGACGAACACCCGCTCTACAGCACCGTGCAGGCACTGGCGCAGAAGTACATGGGCAATACGGCGCACGCTACAGTCGCGCTCGACAACGGCGACCCCGAGAAGGCAGCGGCGTTCGCGAACAGCGCTTCCGACTACGTGGCTGGTCAGAACCTAGTGCGGTTCAAGCCGAACGGCGACCAAGGCTTCACGGCGACCGTCGTCGACAAGAAATCCGGCGAGCCTATCATGGAGAAGAATCTGGGCGTGGAGCAGTTCCAGCACGCGCTCGCCACCAACTTCGACGAGATGTTGTTGAAGGGTCCGGAGAGGGTGCTCGACAAAGCCGAAAAGGTGCCGCCCGGTCAGGGCAACAAGCTCGGCGGGCGCAAGATGCCCGGCGCTGGCGAAGGAACCGGCCTCGGTGCGCAGATAAACAAGGCGCTACCGCAGGGCGTCAAGGACTGGGCCGCTGGCGTTAACAGCAGCAAGCAGATGCAGGCTCCGGGGCAGGATGCCACTGGAGAAGCACAGCTACAGCCTTCTGGAAGCACCAATCCCCCCGCAGCCGGATACGGCGGCGCTAACACCCCCGAGGCAATGCCGGGTTCTCCGAACGCTCCCGCTACTTTGCAAGGTGGGGCGCGCGAGGGCGCAACTCCGGTTCAGACGCAACAGAGTCAACGCACGCCTGATTTTCAGGGTGGAGCGAACGCCGGTGCAACTCCGGTTAAGACACAGCAAGTGTCGCCGCAGATGCAGGGCATCCCCTACACGCCGCCGCAGCAGCAGCCGCGCCCACCGGGTACATATCCACTGCCGCAGTCTGAGACTTCGCGGCCGCCTCCGTATGGACCGGCGCAGAACGCTACTGTAAAGTACAAGGGCGAGAAAAACGCGGTCACTGGCATGGTGGCTGGCCACGGCGGCCAAGACCGCGAGTACCAAATGACCCCGAGAGGCGTCGCGCCGCCGCCGCAGAAGCCCGGATTGGCGTCCGCCATTCCGCCTACGTTCGATGAGTACCGCTCTAAAGCACCAACACCGACAGGCGACGACCGTCCCGGCGAGATACCGAACCGTGGCCCGCGCATCATTCGTGCTGGCCAAGTGACGCAGTACGCGCCACAGGAGGAGCGGAGTGGTCCAAAGGGGCGAACCTACGGCGAGCTTAACGACACCGAGAAGCAGCTTTACGACGTTCTCGGGCCGAGGACAGCCGCGAACGCCCGCCAGTGGGATGCGCATCTCAACGAGCGCGCCACGAACCTTATGGGCGGCAAGAACGATCCTGCCGGTACGCGGGCGCAGTCGGACAGAGTCAACAACGCGGAACGCGAAACTCGACAACGCCAAAAAGAGCCGTCGGATGAAGACAAGGGCTTAACTTTGGCGCAAATCCGCGCCAAGGTGTTCGATGAGCACGGACTTGACGCTCGCACCGGACAGCCAAAGGGCGGCGCTAAGTCTACATCTGATGGTGATCAGGCAGAGGGAAAGCCGTCAGAAGGCGATGAGAAGAAGGGCAAGTTGTTTGGTAAGGAAGTAGTACTGATATTCAGTGAGAAGCAGGGGTGGCGGCTCAAGGAGAAGAAGTAAGTGGCGTTGGAAGACGACAACGAAGACGTAGTCGGCACCCAAGACGAATCAGTACAGGCCCCGGAAGTAAACCCGAGGGAGCGTATTGGTAGGGCGCACGGCACGGACGCCGCCAGTGTAGGGCAAAGGGACATCTACGCCTTGCCCGAAGGCTTCGTAGAAGACACCCCCAAGATCGGACCCAAAGGTAAGAGCGTGCTCGACCGAGTCGGAGCGCGCTACAACAACAAGTTCGGGATGCCCGAGCTTGGCTCGGAGAACCGCGACCACAAATACGCACTTCCTGAAGGCTTCGTGGAGGACACTACTCCTGACGTCAAGCAGGCCAAGCAAGACGACGGCTTCCACATTGGCGGCCCGATGGCGGCTATACACGGCCTCGAAGCTGGTGTACCCAAGGCAGTCGGCAGCACCCTGAAGGCGCTCGGCGAGTTGTTTGGTGGCGACAACGCGCTGACGAAAGCTGGAGAAGGTATCAATGAGTGGACGGACAAGAACGTCGGATTTACTCCAGAGGAACAGAACACGGTACTCGGCGCAGCAGGCTCTGGTCTTGCGCCAATCGTGGCCGCCGTCCTCGGAGCCCCGCTTGTCGCTGGCGCACTCGCGGCAACTCCGGAAGTCGCAGCTGCTGGCGCAGGTGCAGCCGTACTTGGAACCTTCGGGGTACTCGGCGCGGCAGGGGGAATAAACGCACAGGCCGACAAGGCACGAGCCGCCGGTGAGGACACGTCCACTGGAGCCAACATAGTTGGTGGTCTAGTTGGTGGTGCCGAAGGCTTGGCGATGGGCTCCGTAGGCAAGATACTCGCGCCGTTCGCGAAGGCCGCGCCGCTGGCCGCTGGCTGGCTTAAGGAAGTAGTGCTCCCGAAGGCGCTGGAAGCGTCGGCGTTCGGCGGCTTGGCTGTTGCTGACGACTACGTTCAACACGAAATCCACAAACAGATGGTGGACCCCGATGCGGAATTTCACCCGGACTTCACTTCGGCGGCGGGCCAAGCGGTTATCGGCGCGATACTTGGTGGTAGGGGCCAGCACAAACTGCCGGGCGACACAAAGCCGGGCGACGGCGTTGACTCCAAAGGCACGGGCACTCCAGCAAAAGGTGACGCCGATGCTAAAGCCGCGCAAGACACCGCGACGCCGCACATCGACCAAATGTCCAACTCCGTCGGCACGGCCGCAGAGAGAGCGAAGCCGGACACGAGCGCCCGCGCCAAAGAAAACGTGGGTAACGGGCTTGGAGAAGCTGATAGCGGTAATGATGGCCGATTTGCAAAGAAGCCCGGCCAAGACCGCTTCGCAGACGACTGGGAAAGCCCAGACGCAAAAACGCCGCTCGACGAAGAAGCAGGCGCGCCAATGCAAGCGGGCCTCGATCCGACCATCAAAGCGGCGATAGACGCCGAACAGCCTGCAAAGCCTGAGGTTTCCACTCCTGCGCCGGAAACTGCCGCGCCAGTGGAAAAGCCAGCAGAAACAGCGCCGCCAGAGCAACCGGCCCAAAGGGGCATCGTTCAGGAAGAAGGGGCTGCACCTACTCCTCCGGTAGGCGCAGAGGAGGTTCCGTCCAATATACGCAGCATGCCTACGCAGCCGGAGCTTCCTCCAAACCCGCAGGCACCAGCGCCGCCCGCTGCCGAAGCAGCCAAGGCTACGTCCCGCCGCCGCTCCAAAGTTCCCAAGCTGGGAACACCAGAGGTTGGCGCGGCCGAGCCAGCAGCAGCAGCAGCGCCAGCAGCGCCCGACCCGGCACGCCTCGCTACCATTCGAGAGATGGGAAGGCAGGGCAAGTCACTGACTGACATACGCAAGGTGGTTGGTGAGATTCTGCCCGGAGATAACACCGCTCGCGCTGAAGGGTACGCGGAGCGAAACAATGAGCAGTTAGCGCGTAAGCCAGAGCCGGTTACGGTTACGGAAGGGCCTATCTCCGAACCGACTCAAGAGGTGAAGCCTGCGGTAGCCGAACCCGTGACCGGCATGCCGTCGCAGATTACCAACAAGATGAAGTCGCAGTTGAGGGCGCGCGGGCATACGCCAGAAGAAATCTTCAATATGACGCCGGGGCAGGCGCACGAGATACTGGCGAAGCCTGCGGTAAAACAAACAGCCGACACGCGCACGTATGGCCCCACTGCGACAGTGGAACCCGTACAGGTTATGCCGAAGGCCGCTAGAGCCAAGAAGGTGTCGAAGGCGAAGGACGCTCCCGCCCAAGAGCCGGTAGCCGAGAAGCCGATACAGCAGGCGCAGCAGGAACAACCCAAGGCGTCGGTGGAGACAAAGGCAAAGCCGTATGTCTCCCCCGACTTATCAGAAAACGCGTCTCATGGCGAGATACGAGACGCCATTAGGAACCTGCGAGAGGGCAAGCAGGACGCCACCAACCGTGGCGATAAGCTGCAAGAGTCCACACATCAGCTGTATATAGATGAGCTTAACAAGCTACTGTCGCCGAAAGTCAGTGACGCCGACAGGTTAACAGCCGCTAAGATCGTTCGCGATGCGTACACGCGACGGTCAGCGCCGGAGCCGAAGGCCGAGCCAGAGGCACGACGTCGTGGTCAGAAGCGAGATGCCGAGACAAAGGCCGAGCCAGCCATCAAGCAGGTTGAGGAAGCCGCACCGGCCGAGCGCGCCCCGCCGCGCCAATTCTCCGGTGGCGAGCAGGAGGCCAAGCACAACAAGAATTTGCGCGCAGTGAAGACTGCGTTCGAGGACCCGCGCGCCGCTATCCCCGAAGTACCCAAAGGTACGGGTACTGGCGCGAAGCTCAACAGGTGGATAGACGGCGTCCGTGGCCAAATCCGCGACGTGCTCAATCAGGACGAGGTGAAGAACAACCACGACCGCAGCCCGCCGAGCAAGCAGAACCCAGAGGGCAAGCTCTACTATCCGACTGCGCATCCGACACCCGAGTTCAAGTGGGTGCAGCTGGCGCATAGGTTCGTGAATAAGAAAATGTCCTTCGCCGAGTTCATGATGCACGACAAGGGGCTGCGCAGCGGCGACGAGTCGCGCGTGCAGGCCGTGTACGACGAGGTGAAGGATCAGGGCAACAACGCCCGCAAGGTGGTTAGCGCGGGCGAAAGCGGCATCGCTGGCGAGCCCAAGCCGAACCTAGATGCTCGCGTGAAGAAAGAGGCTACCGAGGACATCACGGAGCCGACCGATCCCACCAAGCCGCACAAGTTCGTGTGGTTTGACGACAAGACTGAAGAAAATCGCGTGGGTAGCGCGCTGCGTAGCACCACCGTTAAGGACGTGTTCGCAGAGCACGACTTCACGTCTATAGGCGGCCGCCTAGCCATGTATATGCCGCACATCGCCAAGATCGTTAACAGTTTGGTCCCCAACATTCCGGTCAGGTTCGTCTCCGCTAAAGAGCTAGACCGTCTGCGGTATGACCTAAACCTTAAGGCTGGCGAGAAGAACATTGGGTTCTACGACGCAACGCAGAAGCAGATTGTTCTGGTAGATGGGCTGTCACATGGATTGCAGGCACGAGCCGTTCTCCATGAGGCCATTCACGCCGCCACCTTGGCGCACATTGAAGACAATCCGGTGGCAAGGGCGCAAATCCGCAAAATAATGGACGACGTCCTTGGCAAGCGCCCCGAGTACGCAAAGGAGTACGGCCTGTCCAACGAGCACGAGTTCATAACCGAGAGCTTGACCAATAAAGACTTCCAAGAACTCATGATGAACCACGAGATCAGCCCGGAGCTTGCCAAGGAGCTTGGTGTAGCCGAGTGGCGTAATAAGCCTACCGCGTGGAAGGCCATCGTGGCGCGTGTTCGCGATATGTTGAAGTCCCCCGAGAAGTCTACCAGCGCGCTTGAAGCCGCCATGAAGGCGTTCGATGACAGCGCCGGTAAAGAAACCAGCCTAGAGGGCAAGCTGTCCGAGCGCTACTGGCAGGATAGGCCGCTCGATAGAACCGAGCATGACCGCGAAATGCTACGTGTAAAAGCCAGCCTGCCGTCTGACGAGGCGGTCGAGCGCAACCGCGCCGATACCAAGGCAGACCTCGTAGTCAAAGAGGAGGAAGCGTCCAAGGAGTCGCCGCGCGAGGCGCTCAACAAGCGTCTAAGCGCACCAAAGATGATGTTCGCCCGCGTGTCGTCCGCGATTGGCGAAGCCTCGCACCGCATGGGCATCGACCCCGACCGCACCGTCAGCAAGCTGGTAGAGGCTCACGCCCTCCGCGCGCACATGACGCAGTCCGGCCGCGAGAAGTTCGACGGCATCCAGAAGGAGTGGCTGGACCTCGTGAGCAAGTACAAGGACCAGCCAGAGGTAATGAACAACGCCACGCGAGTGCTCAACGAGAGCACCGTGAACGGCATTGATCCGTCCAAGCCGCTCACCAAGAAGGGCCAAGGCTACTCCATGAGCGGCTCTAAGTGGTGGCAGAGGAAGGCGCGCGACGCCGAGCTTCGCCCCGTGTACGATGCGCTGCCCGACGACGCCAAGACGGTGATTGCATCGTGGCGCAACCTCGCCGACGAAAGCTCGCACGAGCTTGGCGTCGAGACGATGGTCAATCAGATGACCAAGTTCGGCGTGGTCCGACCAGAAGAAGCTCGCGCGATGGCCGAGCGCCTGTGGAGCAACACTGACACCCTGCTAGACCAGCAGAACCTCGGCGATTGGTACGACACCATCAAGGACGCTGGGGACATTTCACGGTTACAGGGGCCGTACTCGCCCCTCGGCCGCAGCGGCAAGCATGTCGTGCTGGGCAAGATCAAGGCCGTACTTACAGGTAAGGAGACGGTTCACGGCGACCCCAAGGACAAGGACTTCTCGTTCACTAGCGAGGCCGACGCCAAGGAGTTCGCCGAGAAGCAGCACCTGAACCCGTCCGTGCGCACCGAGATATTCAACACGAAGACCGGCTTGGACCACGACCCGGAGACTGGGACGAAGTTCACGTCCGAGGACTTGAAGGCTACGGACCTCCACCCAGACCTCGCCAAGCAGTGGATCGTTGGCGTCAACGACCAGCATATGAGCATGCACCACCGTCTGTCCGACGCCGAGAACCTTGAGCGCGACATGAAGGCAAGCGGCAAGTACGAGCCGGACAGCATAGCCGTGCAGGAGAAAGAGTATCACGCCCCGGTCAACCCGACGCTGATGGGCAACGAGTACAAGCGCATGGAACAGCGCATGGAGGCGAACGATAAGTTCAAGCGCATGAGCAAGGCGCAGCAGGAGTCGGCTCGCGAGACGCTCCAGCAGCACTTCATGCAGGTGCTGGCGGCTACCCGCGCGCACTCCACGCGAGTGGCGCGCAAGAACGTCGCCGGTTACGACACCGCCCCGCACGACATGCTTCGCAACTTTGACGAATACGCCTCCGAGTACGGCAAGCGCCTCGGCACGCTGAAGACACAGCCGGTCGTCGACGCGGCGCTGGAGAACATAAAGAAGCAAGTAGACAAGAAGGGCGAAGGTGGCTACGCCCTCAGCAAGGTCTACAACGAGATGCTGAAGCGAGAGGCCGCCCTGAAGGACAGCGGCAGCAGCGCGTACAACCTGCAACCGGCGATCCAACGCATTCTGTCGGCGTCCTACATGATGCACTTGGCGACCCCAGCGTTCACCATTAGGAACCTGACGCAGCCGTTCATGTACACGTACCCGGAACTGGCGGCGCGATACGGCTTCGCCAAGACCACGAAGTTCATGCTTCAGGCGTACAACGACATTGGGGCTGGCAAGCTCTTACTTGAAGGTATTAAGGGCACCGGCCGCGCCTTCAAGGGCGACAAGACAATTCAACTCCGGCTTATGGACAGCATCATGTCCAGAATGGGACCGGAGGAGCGCGAGCTGTTCGAGAAGCACATCGCGGCCAAAACGCTGGATGCCGACGCTGGTCTGCAAATCGGCCGCACAGAGCGCCGCGCCGGGAACCCGCAGCTGGATATACGAGAGGGCCGACTTAGGGACTTCGCTGAAGGGGCGCTGGGCGTAGGCGACCGCATCTTCCTACGCACCGAGGAGATCGGGCGCGCTCTGCCGACGGCGGCGGAAGCGATCAACCGCGCGGTAACGATCCTCGCCTCGCACCGGCTGGAGATGGCGAAGTCCGGCGACAAGGAAGCGGCTTGGGCGCGCTCCATGACCACGGCCGACCAGACACAGTACCGCTACACCGACGAGGACAAGCCCGCGTTCATGCGCCACCCGCTAGCGCGCCCGCCGCTCCAGTTCAAGATGTTCGGCATGAGGACGTGGGAAACTATCGTCCGCCATGTCGGGAACGTTATCTCGGGCCAAAGCCCGGAGGAGCGCGTGATCAGCCTGAAGGCGCTCGCGGGCCTCACCGTCACGCACATGGCGATGGCTGGAGCACTCGGGCTGGCATGGGAGCCGTTCCGCGCCGCCCTCATTGGGGCGCGCCAGATCGGCGTCACCGACAAGGACTGGGACGACGTCGAGAGCTACTTCCGAGATCGCGCCAAGGCGGCTGGGCTCAACTTGGGCATGAGCAAAGAGGGCGCGTCCAAGTTCTCCGAGGTGTTCAATCGCGGCCTGCCGCGCCTCCTGAACGCTGACTTCTCATCCGGATTGGGCGTAGACAACATGCTGCTGTTCAGTGCTCCCAAGGCGGGGCAAGAGCGCGACATGGACGACAACTTCAAGTCGTGGCTGTTCAGCCAGATGTTCGGGTCCGCAGGCGAGATGGGCATCAACACCCTGAAGGGTGTCCGAGACGCGGTTCACGGCGATCCCCTGAAAGCCGCTCAGGAGCTTATACCGTTCAAGGCGGTGTCCGACATGATCCGCGCGTGGCGCGAGGGCACCGAAGGCAAGAAGACCGACCGTGGGCGGCAGACGTTCACGCCGTACACCCCCTACGAGATGGGGCTGCGGGCGGCCGGTATCCCGGTGGCGCGTGAGAGCGAGCAAAGCGCCTATGCGCACCAAGCATCCCAGCTACGCCAGAAGGAGCAGAACCGCCGCTCGGCTCTGACTACCGCATGGATAACCGCCGACACGGCCGCCCAAAAGGAAGCCGCTCGGCAGGCTGCTATGGACGGCGGCTTGAAAATGAAGGATTTAACGTCCGCCTTGAAGCGCCAGCGCGACCAGCAGAAACGAGTTGTTAACGGAGCTGTGTCAGACAATAGGGCGACCAGCCCGGTCAGCAAGAAAGCGCTCAAGGAGTTATCCGGTGATTACAATCTTCGGAGCCAGTGAGCGTCGAGTTAGCCGTCTCGAACGCTTTGTGGAGGTACTTATGACTGACGTGACCAAGCTTACTGCCGATCTCGCCGACCTGAAAATCAGCGTCGACGCGGCAGACGCCGAACTCGACAACCTCGCGGCTCAGGTCGCGGCGTTGCAGGTAGGCACCGTGACGCAGGCCCAGATCGACGCCCTCGACGCATCCGTCGTGGCGCTCAAAGCCAACTTGGACACAACCGTGACCAAGGACACCCCAGCGGCCCCGGCCGCGTAACAGGTGACTTATGACGAGCATCATCCCAACCCTGTCGCAGCTTTCTTCTGCTAGTGTACTGCTAGCGGTCACAGCAACTACGGCCAGAACTTGCCTTCCACCTAAGGTGGTTGGGAAAGGTGCCGGAAACAGGCCACGCTACATGATCTCGAATACAGGGACCAAAACCCTGTATTTCGAGACTGGGCAAAACCTGAATGGTGCCAACATCACGGCTGTGGTCCCCACGGCCCCGGCGCTTGGCGCGCAGACCCTGACGAACGACGGCACGAACCCCGTCGATTTGAGCACAGTCACCATCGGGAGCAAGACCTACACCTTCCAGTCCACGCTTACGGACGTTGACGGACACGTCAAGCGCGGTGCCTCAAACACCGCCTCGATGACCAATCTGTTCAACGCCATCAACGGTTCGGGTGGGACCATCGGTACCGACTACGCCACCTCCACGCTGCCGAATACGCAGGTGGTCGCTACGAACCCGTCCGGCACCACGGTGACCGTCACTGCACTCGTAGCGGGGGTGGCCGGTAACTCTATCGCCACCACGGCCTCGACGTCGCCAAATTCCCACGGTACGTGGGGCGCGGCTACGCTGGCGTCTGGCGCGGACAACACGGGGGCAACCCCGCTGGTGGCCGGTGGCCAGATCATCATAACGGTGCCGTTCGGGCACGACACCATCGCAGCCATCTGCGGCGGTTCGGACAGCTCGACGTTGCTCGTTACTCCGGGGTAAGACGATGCCGTATGTGTCGCAGGCGCAGGCCGGGTATTTCCATACCCACGAGAAGGAGCTTGCGGCTCAGGGTGTGAACGTGGGAGAGTGGGACGCCGCGACCAAGGGGAAGCATCTTCCCCGGCGCGCCGAGGGGTCCCACAAGGCCCATTACGCTGAGGGTGGCCCCGTGGTGGGGCGCTCCAGCAGATACGCGAAAGGATAAGGCTATGGCCTCCGAAGGACTCCGTCCGGGCTACGATAAGGCCCACACAGGCGCAAGCGGCGGCGGTCAGCTAGGCCGTAGTCGTGACTTCGTGAAGACCCCGGATCGGTTCCGTGGCGGACCCCTTAAGACTGGGACTCCGACAGACGAGTCTTGGGGCAAGTCTGGAGCGGGTGCGGGTGCGCGGCCTGTGGGGAAATCGAACAAGGTCCTGCCGACACCTCGGTAAACAGCTGCATAAGCTCGTCCAGCCCTAACCGGGAGCGGTATATCTTCTCCCGGCGCTTAATCTCGTCCAATATTCCACCCCTAAAATCCAGTATAGACTTGTGGGAGTCCTCTTTGATCCCTAATTTATCGACAATACCCAAGAAATTCATCAGTTCAGCCCAAGTAAGGGTCTGCAAACCTTTGCTGACTAGAATATTCAGGCCCGCGTCAATCGCTCGGTCCACCGTTCCTTCTAGGGGGTATTTTATCATGACTGGCTGTGATAATTGCTCTGGAGAGGCGGGCTATGAGGATGATCCTTGGGCGATCTCAGTCGATCTCTTGTGCTTCGGTAGTCAGGCTCGCACCCCATCCGTATCAGGCGCGTGTTCGCCTCGACCATCAAGGCCGTGTGGCCGGGGGAAAAGTCCACTGCATAGTGCAGGTGGTCCAGCAAGTCGGCGAGTTCCCGCCAAGTTAAGTTCTTGATCGGAACAGCTTGGCCGCCTATCTGGCACCACCAAATCTTCTCCTTCACTTCTACGGTCATGGCGACGGGGCCATAGAGCTTAGGACCGTATCCCACTCGGAACCTCCCGCAATCGGTATCTCTATCACGCGCTCGTTGCCGCAGCTGTAGACGGTAGCCGCGCCCAGCGTAAGCCGCCTGTGGCGTATCATGCCGAACTTCTTCTCCAGCACTCCGTAGATGTAGCTCTTGCCAATGTCTTGGTCGACCAGCCAGTCCTCGAACGACCGGGCATCCAGCCGCAATAGCGAGTTGTTCTTGACCCAGTGAACCTTCGTGGCTCCCGCCTTGCCTCCGGGCGCGGTGGGATGCACGTAAATGTACAGGTCGCTGCCGGTTGGCTTGCCAGCCTTACCCTTGGTCTTGATGTCCCAAGCGGTGTCGGTAACCAGCGTCGAGTTCATCATGGTCTTCAGGTAGGCGGTGACGTGGGCCTCGACATTCTCGGCGGTGTCGATGCCAGCGTTTGTCACCTTCTTCTGCATGTCCTTGGCGGCCTTCACGAGGAAGTCCTCGATACGCTGTACGTCAAACGGAACGCCCAAACTGTCGCGGGCGATCTCCGCGCCGACCAGTACACAGGCGGCCACTACGGACCAATAGCGCTCCGCTTTTTCTAGGCCCGCGAGAATATCAAATGCCTTACCTCGGGCCTTTATGCGATCTCGCAGTTTCGTATCCAGCGATGTGAGAATACGCGAGTACTCGATGCCGACCGCGCCGTGGTTCTTCTCCAGCGCAGCTATGCTCGCCCCGACGTCCCAGTGGGATATGTCGGTTGGCGTCTGCATGGCCTCGAACTCGAACACCCGGTAGATGCCAGCGGCGGTGTCCTTCATGGACTTCTCAAGGTGGTCGATGAAGCTCTTGTTGCTACTCGCGAGTAAGATCGTCCGCCAGTACCCGGCCCGCCTGAGGCTGAGGTCGCGGTTCATGCGCCCCTTCTCCACGCCGCCCGCGATGGCGAAGCAGGCGATCTCAAGCTCTTTCATGTTGGCCAGCGACTTGATCTCGTCCCAGTAGACCGGCAGGCTGTTCACCAGCCGCAGCTTGCCGCCAAGGTGGTTGGCCGTGGAGCCAACCTGTAGGCGGGAGATTTTGGGGTGCCCCCACACTGCGGCCGCGATCTGCTGCGTGGTGGTCTTGCCGAGCCCGCTCGTCCCCCAGACGCTTATCACCGCGCCCGTCTCGCCGGTGTAGGCCATCAGCGGTGCGGCGAACGCCGACGCCAGAATGACGTCGAGGTCCGTGCGTTGCTGATCAAGCGTGAACTTGGCGGCCTCGTGCCACGGCTTGGCGTCACCGCGCGGCGCGTAGGCTTCCTTGATGGATGCGTCCGCGTATCCGATTGGCGTGTCGGGCTTGGTCAGGTCCGTGTGCATGTAGAGTCCTCCAAACATGAAACCGTCGTTCTCATGAGTTACGCCGCCGGAAGGTATCCAGCCGAGTTTCTTGTGGGCGATTGCCAGCTTGCGCTGCTGACAGCGGGTCATCCAACTCATGAGAAACGCCTTTACGTCTGTTGATGCGTGCGGGTTCTGATAGTTGACCGAGACGTTCTGCTCGGCCAGTGCCGTGAGCAGGTCCATCGAGGCGATCTTCGCCTTCTCGATCGAGACTTGCTCGTCAACGCCGTGCTTCCCGCCCACATTGCTGGTGAACGATAGCGCGTGCGGGTCGTAGTGTACTGCGGGATTGGACAGTATGCTATCGAACAGCCTTACATAGTCCGGGGAGCCATCTTTCTTGACACCCTCTTTGTTAATCTTCCCCGTGTGGTCAAGGACGTACCCATCGGGGAGCGACAGCGACGAACTTGCTGGCATAGCGGGCAGTGCGGCATGTGCGACTTGAGCCACCACCGGAACCACAGGTCCTCCCACTCCGAGGTTAAGCGGGCCTTTGACCTTACCTCTGTGTACACAGCCAGCACACTGCGGCGCTCCATGACCTTCGATGGCTGCGCAGGACGGCCAGCCACCTCCCTTTTGGACGAACGCCGCTTTCTGGTTGAACTTCGTTTCGGTCGCTGCCTTGTCATAGTCACGGTGTCCCTTCGAGAATTTGTGAGCTAGCTTGACGCCCTCCGGCAGGCAGGCCGCCGCTAGCACGGTCATGTCCCACAACGGCTCGGGGTAGGCCGCGCCGCCAGTCAGCAGCGCCTCGCGCATGAACGGGCACTCTTTTATGACCGTGGCGGTATCCGGCACCGGAACTTCGTTCTCACAGTCGTTGGATGCCTTCTCGAACTCCATACCTGCGAGTAAGGGAGAGGGAGCCTCCCCAGCGAACGCCTTGGGTAGCGCAATCGCTGCACTTCCGGGGCTCGCGTCGGCTTCCGGGGTAAACGCCCACAGGGGCTTCTCTAGGTCACTGGTGGCATAGTCCTTGTCATCCCAGAAAAGTATCTTCACAGGGCGCTGTTTGCCGCCCTTGTGGTTGATCGTGTCCGGCAGGCGCAGCACGCGGGCGCTGTCGGCGGTCACTGTCGGGTCGGCCTTGGTGCCTAGCTGCTTGAGGGCCGCCTTGAGCCGCAGCGAGAGCGGGTACCACTTCGACGGTTCAAGCTCCTCGTCCAGTACCCAGTAAATATGTAAGCCGCCGCCTGACTTCACGAGAACGTTAGGCGGTGGGAGCTTTGCAGCTTTGTAGAACCGCTGCGTGTCCCGCAGCGCATCCTCAAAAGTCTCGTAGCCCTTCTCGGGCTCGCCCGGCTTCACGTCGAAGTCGCAGCGTAGCGTCTTGAGGCGCATGGCGTGCTCTTGGGATTTCGCCGCTGTGACGAACCCCTTGCTCGCATCGCACTTCTGCTGGAGCGAGGTGCAGTACCAAATGTCGGAGACGTTGGGGTCCTTGAGTAGCTTCTCGGCACCCGCGATGGCGTCATCAACAGTCTGGAAGGGGCGGCCACGCATGCCACCCCTCCCGAACCTGTTGGTGTACCAATAGTGGAGGTTAACCCACCCACGTAGCCCAGTGCCGTCGTCTACCGGCCAAGGGACCACGCGCGCTAGAAAGCGACGCGCGTCCTTCATGGTTACTCCCCGAGAATGTTCTTGATCTTCGCATCGAGGTCGTCAACGGCCTCGTCGGCTACGATCTCGGCTTCCTCCACCTTTTCCTTTGGTGCAGGGGCCGGTGCTGCCGCCTTCGGGGGTGGCGGCTGCACTTCCTCTTTCGGCGCTGGCGCTGTTTCCAGCACCTTGATGCGGTCGGGCGCTACGCCCTCCCGTTCATTGATGAACACGCTCGGCGCTATCTCGCCTTCGTCGGCGGCCGCTGGTGCGTCCACTTCAGACGACACGATGCGGACGGCTTCCGCGCCGTCTCGCAGTTCGAGCGCCACGGATACCTCGTCGTCGGTCAGCGGCCGGACGGCCTCGAACTTCAGCTTGGGGTATGCGAACGCGGGCTCGAAGCTGAGGCGCGTGAGCACGCTAATGAGCGGCCACTTCTGCGTCTCCATCACGTCACCGTAGGTGCCGAACGGATTGAGCGAGGCGGCTGGCAGGCGCAACAGCACCGGCTCGTTGACTTGCAGCCCGGATACGGAGGCCACGATAGCGGGGTCGATCACCACGGCAACCCGCTTCTGATCCGCGCACGCCTTGGACTTCGCACCTGTCTCGGTGTTGGTCTTGGACCCAATGACGTTCATCGGGCAGTCGTGGCAGTTGGTGTGGATCGGCTTCGGCACGGACGGGTCCGGCTTGCGCGCGTCGTTCGACCAACAAGTCGGCTTGGCGCTGTCGCCGTCGTTGAACGTCGGGTAGTAGGTCTTGGATTTCGTGCCTGCGGAGCGCACGACGATCACGTCGAGCGAGTTGCGCGGGCCGTCCCCATCGGGGCGCATGAAGGGGTATCGCTTTCCCTTGTAGTGCAAGGTCCAAACCTTGCCCTTGAACTTGAGAACGCCATACCCGCCGGTAACGTCGGCACTGGCCTTCTCAAACTCCCTGCCTGCGACCAGTGTGCTGGGCGCGGCCTTCTGGAAGACTGACGGAAGGTTACTGCTCATCTGCATCGTCCTTTGCTAGTCCGCCCTTCGGGGAACGGACGTTCAGTGTTTGGAAAGAGTGGTAGTTCACACCGGGCGGTAGCTCGTTGTGCTCTTTCAGGTGGTCGGTGATGGCTGTGACGTTCGCCTTGCGGTCAAGCAAATCGAACTGCCCCGTTCCAATCACATACTTCATGAAAGCGTCTGCGTCTGCGAGCGAGGCTGTTCGTTTCGTGGATAGGAAAACAGTCCCCGCTTCAGTCTTGGCGCTGTCTACGCCAAGTTCCTTGATGTGCTCCATTACTGCGTCGGAGACTAAACGCTCTAGCTCGGCAAAAGGCAAGTCAGCTTTGACAGCTGCCTCTTTGAGCGCCTTCCGCTTCGCCCTGATCCTTAAGAGTTGCCCAACGCGAAGGTCTAGCGGTGGTCGTTCTGTCATGTGTCGTCACCTTCAAACAGGGACAGAAAACTGTCCTGCATTTTCTGTTTATTGCGTAGCATCTTGTAGAGGTGCGTCTCTACTGGTGATCCGGTCAAGCAGATGATCTGCTGTTTGTGTTTTTGTCCAACGCGCCGGATGCGTGCGTTGGTCTGTGAGAACACGTCGTAGTCAGTAACCGGCAAGTACCACACTATCGTGTCAGCAGCCGTCAGGGTCAGTCCGTGGGAGAGACACTGTGGATGCGCCAGCAGGACATCGTACTTGTCGGTGCGCTGGAACTGGTTGAATATCACCTCTCGGTGTGGCGTGTCGCCGTGAACTACTGCGAACCTTATATCGGCATCCGTGAGGCGTTTTGCAAGGCCATCTATTGCGTGCCGATACGGGCACAATAAAATCGCCTTGCGGTCTGTGCTGGTGATCGCGTCGATAGCGGCGTCAACGCGCTGGCTGCACGGAATAGCGATAGTACCCTTCCCCTCGCTACTGTAGACCCAACCACCTACCACCTGTAGTAGCTTCGTCATGGCGGCCCCGGCGTTGGCTGCGGTGATCCGCTTGTCCTTCACCATCACCGTCATTTCCTTGACGAGTTCCTTGTAGATTTTGTCCTGCTGCGGCGACAGGTCGCAGCTGACTAGCTTCTCGATGCAATCCGGCAACTCGGTAACGTCTTCGAGTTTCACCCTTATAGAGGGCTGCATGACGGCATACGCCTGCTCGACCGCGTCGGGCTTCGGCTTCCACACATGCACGCCGTGGTTCGTCATTACCTGCTGGCGGAAGTGCGAGAAATACTTGGGGGATAGGCTCGGGTTGACGACCTTGGTCTGCGACCACACGTCGGTGGGGCTGCGAGGCATCGGAGAGCCGGTCATTCCCCACACCCACGTTTTCTTTGCGGCCAATCGCCGCAGCAGCTTCGTTCGCGTGCTTTCGTTTCGGAACGCCGCTAGCTCGTCTACGATGATACAGTCAATGTCGGACGCCATCAGTTCATCGAAGATGGTGCTTATGCCGTCGTGGTTGATGATATAGATTTCGCCGTCAGGCTCGTTGAGGCGCGCTATGCGCTCGGCCTTCGTACCGTGTAGTATCTTGACGCTACGGTGCGGGATCGTGGCGAAGCACTCGGACTGCCATGTGAATTTCATGGTCGAGAGCGGGCAAAGCACAAGCGCCTTCTTGGAGAGCCCGCTTACCTTGAGGTAGTCCCACGCCCAGAGTGCAGCCTTCGTCTTGCCGGTGCCCATGTCGTTGAGGACGTAGGCGCGCTGCTCTGTCGTCAGAAGGTCACACGTCTCTTTCTGGCTCTGGAAGGGTGAGCCACTCCACGGGTAGTAAGATAGCATTGGGTTCTCGACTTCGTACCCGTGGCGTCGGAGCACCACCGTGTTGCGCAGGTCGTGCGGAACCAGCAACATCTTTCGACCCCCAGTCACCAGTGAAGGGGCGCTGGAAAACAGGTTTTCTGTAAGCTCCGTGGAGGGAACCACGATCGTCTGGTTTGGTTTCGATATGTGGGTTTTGCTCATGTACTACTGCTTTTGTTGTTGGCTCTATGGCTGGCGCTTGACCGGCGTGCCAAATTAGGAACACTCTTTTGCAGCACTGGCACGTCACTTCTCCGAATGATTTGCCGCTTTGCTGGAAGTCCGGGTGCATCAAGTTAGTCGCCATTTGCTTCGGGGAACCCGCTCCTCGGCGCTGCGTACACACCCGGCAACCACGATAGTTTATCAACCACTTCGTCGGCCTGCTCTTTACTGCTCACGACATACACCTTGCCGCCAGCCTTCTGGATTTGCATCATCACGACTTCCTGCCGCGAAGTAAGTTTCTTGCCGGGGGCCTTCGTCTCGATCCCCACGAAGTAGCCGCTAACGCAGAGCAGGTAGTCCAACGTACTTGCGCCATAGCCCATCTGCACGGGCATAAAGCGATAGCAACGAGCGCCGAATACCTCGGCGAGGCGCTTGTTCAAGTACGATTTGATCTTTCCTTCGGGTGTAGCCATAGGCGTAATAAAACCTTCCTGTTGGGGCGGCCATCGCTCGCGTCAGGCCAACGTTGCTGTTGTCGTCGACGAAAAAGGCGCGGTTGCACTTGCTGCACACACCACTAACCGTGTTGCCGTGCGCAGCCCTAACTTCGAGGCGTTCCATCGGCTTCCCGCGTTATGCACACGTTGATCCACATGGCCGTCTCGCGAACGCGACGGAGAATGTAGGTCTTGTCCGCGCCGTCAGGGAGCAACTTATCTAGCTCCATAGCGTAGTCGTGGGTCAGAGCCCGCAAGTCGTTCATCAACGACAGTTGGATTTCGGTCGGCTTCAAGTAGCTGAACGTGCTATTGTGAAGCGGCATCGTCGTGTTCCTTCCTTACTTGGGTGTAACGCTGGAGTGGCTTCGGGTACTGTTCGTTCAAGACTTTGATGAGTTTGTTCGCGCTATCCAGCCAGCCAGCTCTTTCTCCACTCGGGTGGCGTATGGGCCTATCGTCGGTGTGGTTCCCCATGAGCATGCTATCGCGAATGACAACCAAGCTTGCGATAGCTTTCGTGACGTGGTGGAGCTTGGCCGTACTGTCAGGGTCATAGTCTTGGCCTTCCCACCACGCCCAAAGGTGTCGCATTGTAGCGTCAAAATAAATTGACGCTTGGACACCCATCGCCCGGTAATTGTGGGCACCATACTTGTAGCCCCCTTCGGCCATACCAAGGCCAAGCTCGAATAGGACTGGCCCCGAGACGTAGGAGATCGGCGCTTTTTGGACACCACATTGATCCTTCGGGTTGACGGTCGGTTTAGTGGTTGGTGGCTCTTTCCACGGGAAACCATCGACGATGCTCATTGGTCCACGCATGTGGTTATGCACACCCCGTTGGAGCAGAAGGTGGTGCAGATGGTGTTCGCGCAGGTCTTACCTACCAGCCCTATGGCGAGCAGGAATACCCCTATGACGAACAACATCGCGATGAAGGTTACGTAGAGTAGCGCAGCAACTCGGTTGTGTCTCATTTGAACAGTCCTATACAGAGTATGATCAGACCGCACGAGGCCAGTACAACGCCGAAGCTAAACCAAACTTTTCTCAGCGTGCTCATTTGTGGCCTTCCATCTCCTTGAAGTACTCGTCCTGTGCGCGCCGCGTGGCGTCGATGGCCGTTTGCCGGATGGCGGCGATCTTGGCGAGGTCGTCCGCAGTCAGCGGAATGTTGGCTTCCTTCTTGGCCTGTATCAGCGCCACGGTGTTCTTGATCCGCAGGCTTATGAGTTCCATCTTCTCGTGGAAGTCGATCCACGCTACGTGCTGGTCTTTTGTGGCGGGCATTGAACCCCTCCCCATGTGTTGATTGGTTGGGTTGCTACTTGCATCTTATCGTTCTCTCTGGAGCTTACGAGGCCGTGGTATTCTATGACTCTTAACCACCTGCCGCATACGTTACAGTTGAAGTCGCCGCTGCCGCACGCTCTTATGTGCGGGTGTCGCTTTTCGGATACCGGCGCAGCCATTCGGGTATCTCCAGTTTCCACCAGTTGAAAGCGTCGATTGCCTTGCGCGCCCTCAGAAGAATTTGCGGATTATCCACTGGCCCCACGTCTCGGGCACGAACGCTTCCCGCTTCTGCTCTGGGAGCGGCGGCGGCAGGCGCTGCAATTTTGGGTCGACGCTTGGGTGCGGTGCGATTGGCGACGGCATTACGTCCACCAGCGGTACGTTTTGTAGGGCGCGACGCCACTTTATTGTCCATACTACTCTCTCCTGTAGTCCGGTGTATCCGCCGTTCAGGCGCTTTGTGACCGCAGATATGTCGCCACGCTTGGCGAACGGCAAGCAGCCGCACTTGATGAAGTTGGCGCACGCTATCTCAAGGGCGTGGTGCGGGTCGTTGACCTGCTCGGGATGCTGCACGAGAAGCATGCCGGTGGCCTTCTGCATATCGGCGTATTCTTCCTTGCCGGTGGTCTGCGCGAGGCCGCGCCCACGGTAGTTCCATCCATCGTCGGTGCCGGGGGTGTTCCCCATGCGGGAGCCGTACACGAAGTCGGCCAGCCCCCTCGGGTCGTGCGCGTACCGCACTGCGCCGGGCCTGCTCGGCCACACCTGCGCGATGCGCTGCGCGGTGTAGTTAAGGTTTTCTTCCATTTCGGTCCCTGCGCCGCACTCGTGGCTGAACTGCGCCATTGCGATAGCCGCGACGTCGTTGGTCAGTATCCCGTACTTGATAAAGATGGCGCTCGCAGTGAACGACATACCCTCAAGTAACTGTGGGACTTTGCTGTTGCCGCGCGGCCACAAATCTCGCAGCGTGTTCAGCGGCAGTTGTGGGACTTTCATTTGGCAGTCTCCGATAACACCTTGATGGCGAATACTAGGTTGGCGTGTATGCGCTGCGCGGCATGGAGTTGGTCCCGCTCTTTCACAGCCTCCGACTCCAAGTGCTTCACGTTAGTTTCGTGCCTAGTGATGGTGTCGCGTAGCTCGTCGCGCTTCGCCATCAGTAACTGCGCGGGGTATTCCTCTGGCTCTATCAAAGCGCCCTGCGGGACACGCTGCGGTATAGGTTGCGACTGCTGGGTCCCCGAGCCCGTTATGATTTTATTACTCATCGAGGTGAAGCCGCTCATGGCTTCGATCCCTTCCCGTGATAGGGACAAGCCACTACCGGGCAGTACCGCTTGCAGAGCCCTCCAGGTTTCTGCGGGTACAATGTACTCTCCCACGCCTTCTTCATGGCTCCCACGCGGGGGAGAAGACGAACCCACAGGTCCGCCATGTCCTCCCGCTTGAACACTTCCGGCGTCGAGCAGTCGTCCGCGAGCCATACGTATTCGCTCCGTACTACCTTGACTTCGGGGAAATGGGAGAAGATGCACTGGGCCATGAGCCCAAGCTGGTCGCTGTCAACCCGTGGCTTTCCAGTTTTCCAGTCGAGTACAAGACCAACAGGTGGATCAATGCGAACAACGTCGCCAATGCCACGGTACCAAGCGTTAGGCGCAAACCACTCCGTGCCTTGGTACTTCTCTGTGATGGCGTATTTCTGCTCCACATAAAGGCGGCCTGTTCCCTTGTTCACGCGGTCCAACCAGTTCTGGTAGGGTAGCATACTTACAGGTAATGTCGCGATCTCTTTTTTCAAGTACTTTGCGAACGCCTCGTGCAGGGTGTTGCCCCACTTGAGTTGCTCGCCCTCGGCATCTTTGAACGTGCGGAGCAGGTCCACCTGCTGGTGGCGGAACGCGCAGTCCTCGAAGTTCTTGAGCTTCGAGAAGCTCCATGAGAAGGGTTTAGCCATTGGGAAAGAGCTTCCATTCCTTGACGGCGTATCCCACATCGAGATCAGCTCTCGGGTTGGATATGCGCGTTATTGTCAGGGGCGTCACGACGAACCTGTGCGCGCACTGTCTACAGTACGTTGAGTCGTGCCTTTCGACCCAATCGTCGTGCTGGCCCTCGAACTTAACCACGGGTGTACTTCAGGAACGAGTTCATGAAGTGGAGGTAGGCGGTCTTGGGTGCCCACCCGGTGATCTTGACGCCCAGTGCTGGCGACGTGTTGCCCCACAGCCCCGGTGCGTCGTCGGTCTTGGCCATGACGGCATCGCGCTCGTCGGACAGGATCGCAATGTCGAGCGCCTTGATTTCCAGAGGCATTGGATACTGGAAGCCGAACTTCTTGGCAATAGCCTCCATCACAATGTCCTCTTTCTCGTAGTACCCCGGCATGTGGGGCTTGAGCGGACGGATAATGTCGGCGATGTATGCCTCGCTGGCGTCGTGAAGCAGAGCGGCCAGCTTGTACGGTGTGGGGGCCTTGCGCGCTATGAGCACGCTGTGCTCGGCCACGGAGTAGAAGAACTTGGTATGGCCACCGTAGCGGCACATCTTCGACAGAGGGCCAGCAATGTCCTCAATGTCGATCTCGTCCTGACTCGGAGCGAGAAGGTGGAATTTCTTGCCGGTATAGGTCTGCATCCAGCAGTCCTTGTAGGCACCGATCTCTGCGTCTTGCTGCACTTCAATGTCTAGGGGCATACCGCCCTCCTTTATTTGAACCACCATTTTTCAACCACGGCTAGCAAGGATACCAGCGCGAACAAGACCACCAAGTAGCCAAGCGGGGCCAGTATTACCCCGAAGGCTATCAAATCCGCTCGTGTCATTTGAATTTCCCACAGCGCGGGCAGCGAACCGTGTCATTATCTGTCACCACTGTGTGTTTTACAGCGCCGCTCGCTAGCAGATTTCGTATGCGCTCCTGCGTCGGTCGTATGCTACGACCTATATGGTGCGCCATTTCCTTGTCCGCAATAGGCCCAAGTAGTTGGTACGTTTTTAGTATCTTGAGGTCGATCTCGTCGTACTTGCTCATTTTGCTATCACTCGTTGGGGTCGACCAGCGTTTGCTTCTTGTTCCACTCGGTCTGGAACCGTTGGCCCACGCGGTAAACGAACTCCGCATCGGAAAACATCTTGTCCTCTGCCTCTACGTGCGGCAGCAGTAAGTCGAATAGCCTGCCTTGTTGGTGCGCGTGGTCCACTGTCCGGCTCATTTGGCATCTACCGTAGGTGCAGGCACGCATGCCACTACTTCCGTGCGGTTTAAGATTTTGGTCGCTTTGTCGTTGGCATCACACGACGCCAGCGTGCCAAGTATCACCAATACATATAGGCCGGGTCTGCTCATTTGGCGTCCCCATACGTCTTGCCGTGGTGAATGTCCACACCCAGAGGTAAGCCTATGGCCCACTGTATTTCGCGCGTCATTTCTTCCTCGATCACCTGTGTAGCCCGCGCTACCTGCGAGTCGGCGACTACGAAAACCAGTTCGTCGTGAACCTGCATCGCGAACCGAAGGTTGTTGCGGTTCAAGCGCAACGCCATAGTGGTGAGCGCCACGCGCGCCAGCGATTGGATTATGTTTTCGAGCAATTTTGCGCCGTAAATTTTGGGAAATGTGTTGTTGTCCCGGTAGGTCCAGTCCCCCATGCCGTTCCTAACTAGGTCGGGGTACTGTAGTATCAGCCCGTTGGGGAGCACGATTTGGCCACGCTCGATCTCTATGGCCGGGAAGCTGTGAAGCAGAGCGCCACTCACGAGCGTCGTGGAGATCGCGTCGTTGAGTTCGTTCCACGTCTGTTTGATGCGTGGGTAAGTCTCTCTATATGTCTCCACCGTCCGAACCGCGTCGCGCTCCGTAAATGGAATGTCTTTGCCAAGCTGCGACTTGGCGAGCATGTGAACCATCGTATGGAACTTAGGTGCGCCCGCTCCGTAGCCTAGCCCCAAGATGCCGGTCTTACCAATGAAGCGTTCTAGCTTGTCTACCTTGGGGTCAATCGAACGGTTGAAGATTTTAGAGGCTAAGTGGGCGTAGGGGTCGAGTCCCTGCTCGAATATGGTTACGAGGTTCTGCTGCTTGCAGAACCATGCGGCCATGCGCGCCTCGATCTGCTTGAGGTCGGCAACGATCACGCTGCATCCCCTCGGAGCCTTGAAGGCTTTTCGGAGTTCGCTACCGCGAGGTAAGTTCTGAAGGTTGATCCTCCAGTCGCCGCCGAACCTATGCGTGCGCGCTGCCCCGTACTTTATCGGCACGGGTGCGTACCCGGTCGGGTACGAGGCGTTGGGTAGGTTCTTCACGTCGGCAATGGTCAGCAGGCGCTGTGATCGTGTCTCCTCCAGCGTGCTCTTGAGTCCTAGCCTAGCGGCGGCAAGCGCCGCGACCTCGGGGTCCGGGTGCTCTGATAAGTCCTGCATGAACAGGTCGGTCTTGGCGAGCGCAGGGATTTGCTTCCCAGTGGGCGATGTCTTGTTGGGCACCGATACGCCCATTCCTTCAAGCATACCCTTAAAGCGTTCTGCCGACATGAGGGAAGGGATCGTGGTTCCACAGCGCGCTAGAAGCTGCGCTTTGCGCTGCTGCTGGTCTACTAGGTTCTTGCGTATTGTCTCTCTGTCGAAGTGCAGCTGCGGACGTATGGCAGCACGCAGCACCAGATCGCACAGCTGAAGCTCGCTCTCCGGTATATCCGCCCTAAGCATAGCGTATGCGGCTGCGGTGAGCTTTACGTCATTGATGGCGTAGTTGGCTAACCGGCTGTATGCGTCCTTGTCGGCCACTAGATCGTCTGTCGTGCGCCCGCAGGTGTTCTCTACCTCGCCGCCCTTCTCGCCTATCTCCAAGAACTCGGCAACTTTGGCCAGCGAGAAGCTGCGCCCGGGCATACGGGAGCCTATCACGGCTCTCGCCATGCCAAGCACGTCTATCATCAACTCGGGGACATAACCGTATCGCCATGCCATGATGGCGCTATCAAACAGAGCGTTGAAAGTGACAACGGCCGTGAGGTCAACAGGTAGCTCGGAGAAATACTTCGAGGTAGCACCAGCGTTCAGCCACCGTGGCTTTCCGCTAACGCCCTCTTGGATTGCGCATCCATGCACTTGGAAGCGCGGGTCCATGATATATTCTGGGGGAGTGAGCTTGCTGAGAGTGAATTGCTTGTCCCAGTAAGTCTCAAAATCTGCAAATACAATCATGCCCCATATATGGGGGCTATTTCTTACTTGTCAAGTAGTCGCCCTCTCGGGTGTAGGCGGGACCACGAGCGTATTTTTTCTTCTGCATCCATGAGGAATATGCGACGGTTGCGCCTGTCTATCTCGTGGCGCACCATGTGGATG